GAAGAAGTCCATGACCGCCCAAAACTTAGGCCATTCACTATTCGCAACCACGTTGATATGGTACCCTAGAATACCCGTAAACAACGAAATTAAAAGTAGAACGATTTGTCCTATGGACGATCCCCCGCTATTTGTATTATTACTCATATGTTTGTTTTTTATTGGTTAGATTGTATTATTCCTCAAAGAGTTCCGGTTCACCAAGAACATTCTCGGCTTTGATTGTGAAGCACAAAGGAGTGGTCTCAGGGTCCAACAACTTCTTGGCGTCACTAGGCGTAAGATACGTTGCGAACGTTTCCTTATCCACCACGTTACCATTGACGTAATAAGTCGAACGCGGGATATGGTTGGTACCCTCACTAGGGTAAAGACGGATATAATCATTGCCCTTATGGGTGATGATATAAGGAAAGAGGGAAGTACCATCGGAAGCGGTCTTCCATTCGCCCCACGGCAAAGGTTCTACTTCACCACGTTCACCCGCTTCAATGGCATCCTTCACCGCTGAAAGATTGGCGTAATTGATACCAGCGCGAACAACGCCCGCAGTAACCTTTTCAAGTACCACTCCGGTCTTCTTATAGAAGGAGGCGGGGGATGGGTTTGATTTCCAATATGCCTTGACAAAATTGCCCTTGGCATCGAGAATCTTTTGACGAATGAACTCCGCAGGAAGCGGATTGTGTTTAGTGGTTTCCATGTGCTTATTGTATTCTAGTGTTTAATTACAAATCCTGTGTCGTCTTGTCTAGCTTTTTTTCCCTTGGCAATAAGACCGACAACAACATTCTTATTATCCAAAAATCGCAGATCATTTATATCCCCATTGATAACGGGACGGTTCATATAAGTTTCGGGAAGCTTATCGAGGAAGACTGCCGCCACATTCCCCCCGCATCCTGCCACGATATCACAATCCGATTGATTCTTCTCGGAACGGGAGAATGTAAGATGATAATTCTTGGGAAACTTCCCGGTTATAAACCTCAACATCCTCTTCATGTTCTTACAGTAGTCATAGAACTGTACGTTGGGAAACATTTCCATGATGTTCTTCTTTCCGATTCTCATGGTTTCCCATGGTAGATCGGAAGTAAGGTTCAGTCGAAACGTTGGGATATACCCATTCTTGCTACAACGTCTCACTTGTGTCTCCACTTCGCTTATCAATGTTTGTAGGAACAATTGTTTGTTTTCCCAAAATCTTATGGTCTTGTTGATACGGGCGGTCTTGACCTTATCATATGCACCGTGCCCCGCATTGAATAGACAAGCCGCCGCACATCCCTTACTCGCGGAGGTACAAACGTTTCTACCCGATAACTTATACGGTGCAAGATGGATACCAAAAGACTTATACCCATCCTTTAGAGACTTCTTAAGTTTGGTATTGGTGGTTAGCAAGGACATGCCCGTATTGTAGCCTAGTGTTTAACAATAGAATTGGGTGTAACTAATCGAGGTTTTTTCTTCCCCGGTTATGTTGTTTATATAAGTACGATGAACTACCACTCCCGCAATCGATCCATCATTTCTCCGAATAGTCTTATCCCAATATCTTACTTGGGTCCACCCAATCCGGAATATCCATTTAAAGTAGTTGAGTATAGCATTCATAGTCCAAAGATTTGCAACCCTGTGTTTACAACCAGTGGCGGGCAATACCGACAGGTGGAAGTTTCCGTATTTTCCTCGGGATATTGTAAAGCATCATCATAGATGCGAATAACCTCATGATGAACACATTGAATAGTGTAAACAGAATGAGTGGTAATCGTCATCTTCTTAAGATTTGGATAAAACCTCATAAGACGATAAACCAATACCCGTTGTTCTAAAAGGTTAGTCCACCGTTCCGGGTATTGGATGTATATATCTGTAGTATCTTTATCAACCTTTTCCCCGTCAAAAGCGTTGTCCACATAAGATTTCCCCATATAGACCATCATATCATCGGAACGAAGATTAGGTCTGGTATAGACCCGCAATTCGAAGTCGATTTCCTCGCCAGCGGCGTTCTTGTAGTTTTTATGAAATGGCATGTTATTATTATGTTAAAACCGCTTTAATAAGGGTTGTCACGATCCACCCAATCATGAACGCCATTGCTACTTCTCCCGCTGGACTCATTTCAGCAGCAGCTAAAAACATCATTGTCATGTATGTATCCTAGGCTAGTGTTTAACTTTTCTGTGTCACCGTATCAATCGCGGCTTGAATCTCCGCGATAACACTATGAGGAAAAGTTTGGCATCCGACGACCACAGTACGCTCGTCAATTACAGCTTCATACTTATCATTCAGCTTAACCACAATTGAGGTACTCTCCTTAACCTGACCGACAGGGACTTCATTGTTATCACCAACCAATACAACAACCCATCCGGTTTTATCAAACTCTTCCCTGACCAGTTTGGAAGACCTACCCACTTGAAAGTCTTCAGTATATATGAGAGCTTGCGCGGCAGTAAACCAAATATCCACCGTATTACTAGAATAGTAGACACGTCTTCCCACCAAACTCTTTGCGAGTTTAAACTGTTCCTCCATACTAAGAGTCTTCTCTTTCTCTGGAAAAGTACTAGCCACAACTACTGGTTCGAACCTATCAGCTCTCCACGCAGCCGAAGACGGTTTACCATTATACTCCACCATTACATGATCATCTGGATATGAAGCATATTTGATAAATGTATATGTACCACCGTAAGTTAAATACCCATTGGTATCAACGTCGTTCACGCATTTTAGAATGTCGCCTTCTTTGTATCTCGTTGTCATGTCGTTATTATTGTGTAATGTTTAACCAAATCTTTTTTGAAAGCATTGAAATTGTTTTTGTGATTTGAACCTCATTGATAGGTCATATGATATTATCGGCCCACCACCAAAGTTATGACAATATTGATCATCCCAATTACGAATCAATGGAATATTATTCTTACCACAATACCAAACAACTAATATAAACTTTTCAAGGTCACAGGTACTATATCTACCTTGTATGGGAGGTTTGGACATAGGATCAGGGGGACGTGTCCTCCGTTTAAAAGTTGGGGGTATCATAAATGACAACAAGTTCCAATAAAACATTCCGGACGTTCAATGGGACTGTACTCGTTCCAGTCATCATTCAACTTGAACCAATACTCCTCCCGATCTGAACAATCAACCTCATTGGCGTTACAAGACTCAATCAATAGATGGTTGTAATAACCTTCATGCAATCCTTCCGCCCACTGTTCGGCTACCTCAAACGCGGCTTCCTTGGTTAGAAAGGTACCACGGAAAGACCTACCACAATCCAAAAATGGGTCGTACCCACGATCCTTGCGATTCTTTTTAGCAACCTCTCGTTCCGGCTCACTCATCAATGTATATAACCTATTCTCTTCATATGAGCGCACCCACGCATCAACGTGTTCTTGGGACATTGAAATAAGATTGTAAAGTTTAATTGTTTGTGGTATACTCATAAGTTTATCAGAAGTATAAAGTTATTATATCCTAGTGTTTATCGTTTCGAAAAGTTGATAAGGGTTTCTACCTGCCAACCGAACATCCTACTAAAACCAGTAGCCATGGCCATAAACCTTGGCATGTCGAAAGAAATTCCTTCAGGATATACAAAGACAAACGTGTTGGGGTTTAGAACCACTACAAAGTCCACGTCGGAAGTGGTAAACTCCGCTTGTATTAAAGTCTTCTCCACCAACTCACAGTTCTTCCTATCGGAAGGTTGTGGATGGGTGAATATAAACCCGTGTCTAGCGGAGTAGTCCCGCTTGATATCTTCTACTGTAAGTTCTTTGAAGTCCATGATTGTTGTTTGTATTGATTTAGTCTAACTCTAAGGTTTTTTTCATTCGTTTCAAGATACTCGTAGGAGTGCGGGGGGTCTGGTATGTGTTTGTCTACATTACAATGCCTTAACGCGTTTTTAGACATATGCCTCCGGTATTTCGCATAGTGCGCTCGGTATTCCTGCCATGCCAACTTGTTTTCGCGAAGTTTTGTTTCGTATAGTTGTATAAGACCCAAAACATCTTTCATGGTTACGCTCTAATATAATAGGTTTCGCCCGCCACTGTGAACTCACGGTAATCATCCTTTAATTGTTCAGCCGCCGCCTCCCAATCCATAGTCATATGATTCCACGGCCAATCACCGGACTTAAACTCTTTCGGCATTTCCCAGCAATCATCCACCAACTGTTCAGTGTACTCCGTGAAATACCTTTCATGAATCAACCCTTCTCCATGAGACCAATCCGGCGAAGATTCACCTTCTTCGATCACTTCAGCAAGGATCTTCATTTCAGTTTCAGTAAAATAATCATCCAGAAAGGTTGATAGATCAGTCTCAGCGGATTCCAGATCATCCTCCAACTCTTCCACCAAATCTTCATCATCTTCCACCTTCGCCGCTTCTAAATCCTTCTTGACGTCTGTAATAGCCTCCTTCAGACCGTCCAGTTCATCGGTAAGTTCCTCATGTCTGCTTATAATATCGCGGGAGTCGATAATGTCATCACCCCAATCAAAACTGTTTTTCATATGTGTAGTGTATCCTAGTGTTTATCAATCCTTCATCTTCAAAATAACCCGTATATCCTCGCGAGGAACGGTAGACCAACCAAAGTTGGAAAGAATCCGTCCACGGAAAGAGTTCTCTTCGGTAATCTTTTCCTTCGCTGCCGCCAGCTTATGAAGCCTGTCCGGTTTGTTTCCGATTGCCTTCACAAGATATGGAGAAAACGTGGTGCGGAAATATCCAGAGGTAAGCTTTTCCTGCGCCTGTTCGCGATCCCGTTGACGCTGACGTTCTTCTTGGATTTCCGTGTAACGGGTTCTATATTCCACGCCATCCCGGGCGATCCATCCAATCTCCAACATGGCATCGTACATCTTTTTACTGTTGACGATCCAGAACGAACAATGGGAAGGGTACGCCTCCCGCATCGCAATGGTGCGGGCATTCAACTCTTCGATAGTCTTGGCATCTTTCCACCATTCATCCTCAATCTCCACCCCATTACATTCCTTACTGGTGACATAATCTTCCAGTTGGTCAGGAGTCCATGGACCCTTCTTACAACTACGGAAAATACATTGGTATGCCATCTGTGGACCTTTTGTAGGTAGTTTGGGGAGACCAAGACCTTTGATATCCACGAACATACAATCAGACACGTCCAAGGTACTAGTACCATTACGCAGCGAAGGAAACGCCTCGGAATTATTCACGTAGTAATACGGTGCAGGACCGTTGGGCATGGAATCCAAACAGATTTTAAGACGGGCCAACCAACTCTTGTTGTTCTTAACCTTGGGAATCACATAGACAACCCACTTCCCATTAGGTTGTTTGGGGACTGTCGTCGCATAAGTAGAACAACTCATTAGGTTTTTTAGATAAACCGTATCAGGAAACAGTTGACGTATATTATATTGCCCCCACTCCCCATTATACCTGTTATCTATCATCCCCCAACTGGAGAGCATATGTTCTCCAAACTTAGGAATGTTGGCACTCACCGCCTTCATGTCGTCATCTTCCAGAATAGCCAAGGCTTTCTTGATTTCCTCATACACCTTTAAATTGGTAGGAGTTTGTTCAATCCCTTCGCGGGACATTGGAACGGTAAGCTTGCCAATGGGAACATCCACCACAACCTTACCAAGCGGGCTTTGACGCAAAGGAATCGCCCTTGATTCGTACATCACCCCGCCCATGCGTATTGCAACGTATGGGTCGGAAAACAGACCAAGACCACTTTTTGGATATAGAGAAAAAGTATATCCATTCACTTCCTTCGTACGAATGGGAGTCTCGGGATACCATACCTCGTTCGCGGCATCCTCATAGCGTAAGTTTGCCTTGGTGAATCTCTGGACGAAGTTCTTAGTTACCCTGTTAAAGTTACAAGAATCACTGGAAACATCCGCTTTGATTTCAATACCAGTTTCAGTGGTAGGTTCTTGGGAGATTCTATAGATCTCACCAACCGGAACGCCCTTATCCCCCGCTCCAAGAATACAGATGTAACTGGTCTTCGTACCTTGGTGATGGGAAGTCACATAGAAAGTATCAGTGAAGGAGAAAAAGCTTTTGGAACCGATACCATACACGCCATGCTGACGGTTGTCATCCCGTTTGGTACTCTTTCCATACATCCCGAAGATCTTACGGATACCATCATCATCCAGACCATTAGCATAATCCCGACACCGCCAGATATATGCTCCATCTTCCTGTACCAAGGATACTTCAACTGGACGATCAATATCAAACTTGATATGCTCATCCATGGCATTACTGATATACTCACGAACACAAGCCAGAACCTTGTCAGTATAAACCTGATTCCGTAGGAACAACGTGAACATGTCCATGCTGTCCGGGTCTAGCTCCATCTTGGAGTACTCCATATCACCGGAAGTAATATTGGGCGAAGATTTAAGTTGCAGTTTCATATCGTGCCGTTATTGTATCCTAGTGTTTAACCGCCCATAAACTCGGGAATGTCTCGATTCGTCCACTTGGCTATACTCTTCTTATCGTGTTTATATAATAACTGGTAACATTTCACAGGGTTTGATTCATCCCACTCGGGATCTTTACGACAAAGTTTGTCGTCGGATATCGCTATGGCGAACGGAGTCCTTCCCTCTTTTAGAAACACCAGAGACGACCTGTTATTAGCTATCCAGTCCAGTACCTCGCCTGTCTTATGACCCTTAGTAAATCTATAGTACCTTTCTGAGTATAACTTATAGGCGTGTTGAAGCGTCCATAAGAAGTTCTCGCGAGACTCCCGCACCCACTTCGAAACCGGATGATTCACATGGGACGGTTTGTAAGGTGCGACGATATTCTGTAGATGAAATGGGATACATAACATCTGTGCCGCTTCAATTAGAATCTTGTTAAGATGCGTGTCGCAATTAAGCTTGGCAGCTTCCAAGGGATTTTCATGTAAGGGGAACAAATTCATTTAAAAGTTCTGGATTCTCGATAATATTGCCAATCACCGCTCCGTTACTTGACAAGGAACAATAATACTTAAAATCGTTGCAGATGGAATGACCGAACCATCCATAATCCTTCCAGACCACTTCATGTCGTCTATTCCCTTTATCGTTCTCCATGATATCCCCCTCATAAATATCAATCCCGTTCTTATCTTTCAATCCTGTAAGCTGTTGAAAAATAAGAGTGGATGCACTGACACCGGACATAGTCAGTGTACCATCCGCATACATCCATAGATTTACACACGTACCACTACCCCCCATCCAATCCCCGATCTCCGGATTGGGGAACAAAAGTTCACCTGTGTCCTTCGACCATATCCTAAATAGTTTTGTTATCATTTTTCGGGCGTGGTATTAGTGGTGGAACTCCCCTTGATTTGGTATGTAGGATTATAAACCCTATATCCCCAAATAGTATGTCTAACTGAACGGGTAACTGATACCTTTGTCGCGGTTAGAAACTTCACAGAAGTTGTAAGAAGAGTCGGAAACTCTGATTGGACCACAAACTCGTTTCCAACTCTTGTTACAGTCGCAGGAACCGTATATGTTTCAAGTTTTCCCATCGGAGCGATAAATCCGGCAACAGCGAAACATATCGCAGGTATGATGAACAAGACCATTAGGTTGTCTTTCCAAAAGCCTCCCGTGGTTAAAATGATTAAAAACGCGAGTATCAATAGATATATTCCAATTTGCATACGTGTATTATGTTGTAGTGTTTATTAGTTTGTTTGGTTCTATAGTAGAGTGCATCCAGTGTTCGGTTGTGACAACGTGGTTGTGACGAACATACTTCGCCACGTTGTTTTCAAAATCATCATAATGGAAGGCGTCCGCGTTTCTTACCACGTATCCCTCCTGTAAGATAGGGTCTACATCAATCGCCCGAATAACCGCTTCGTCCCATAACATATCAGGACGAATGACCGGAACGACCTCTATACCCAAAACCTCACAACATGCCAGTGTGTCAGCCCAAGACAAACAAAGGTTGTTCTCATCCCAAACGGAGAAACAATAGAAGTATGATCTCAGATTGTCATACCCGATTGAATGTTTGGCGTAAAGATTCTCTCCACAGATCCGCCATCCCGTAGGAATGTCCCTACAGATTTGTGCGTGAATCTGCTTCACGTATGATCGCGAAGGATGATGCTTGCTATCCAATGATCGGGCATGGTAATAATCCCTATATAGGGTGGTATTCTCACCATCCATCTTCTCAGTGATTACCACTGTCTTTCCATCGAAGCATGAAACATCCTTCAACATCTTATCGTCACTGGTAATACCCAATGACCATGGCAGATGGTAGGTTCGTTTGTACTTGCAGAGCATACCCCTATGATAATCTAGTGTTTAACTCACATCCACGTATACGTAATTGGTAGTGACCTTCTTCTTCTCGACATCAGGAAAGAACCAGTTCAAAGGGGAGGTACTCTTACCATCCAACACAAAGCCTACCAAACCTTCCAGTTTGATATCCATGCTGGTTTCATGTACCCGCCCGAATACCATAAGCTCGGGAAATACCTTCAACAATAATACGATCTTGATAAAACTGCCATTGGGTACGAACTTCCCACCCATGGCCATCGCCTGTTGTATGGTATGCTTGTCGATTTGATCGAAGAAAGCCCACCCATCTTTGAAATGGGCGGGCTTTACATTGAATAGTTTATGGAACTTGTTCATTTAAACAAGGTCGCCAGTGATTCGGGAGCGATTTCATCGTCTCTCCTGACAGATTTGCGAATCTCCAATGAAACCTCGTCACTATCTCCCGACAGCATATCCGCCAGCTTTTGGATAGTGATATAGTTCTTGGTTTGAACCGCAGAAATCAGCTTCTTCATATTGTCGATCTCGGAATGGGCGGTGAACCCAAGTCTCGTCCGACTATTATAATCCATTACGATGATCTCCCGATTATCCACATCCACAATGAAGGGGACATTGGAGTTAGCAGGATTAGTTAGGTCATACCGAACATGGGAGTCTTTGATTTTAAAACTGTTGCTATTGGAGAACATGAATCCCGCATACGCTTCCTTCAACTCGGAGAATGATTCCCCGGTGTATACGTTGATAATCGGAACAATATACTTCACTGTTTTGGGAATACGATCCAACCGGATTCTTCCATACTCCGTAGCACCATTAGGTGCGGGAGCACTGGTGATATCTCCACCATGAGTTATGAAAGAGTTGGCTTGATTACCAAAGTAGATCGTAGTGGAGTTCCAGTTTTTGTCGAACGCGATATAACTGGAATCCAGATCCGTCCGACATTTTTGAGATTGAACCCAATGCATGTAGAAGTAAATACTGTCCTTATCTTCGAAAGGAATCCGCGTTCCACGTTGTAGGTTGGTGTTCTTAGCCAAGAACGGAACGATGTTATCTTCCAATCCATCCTCAACGATCACCTTGCCCTTATATCCCCAGCGTTCATGGATAACCCTACGGATATCCCCTTGGATATCTCCAATGACTTTAGGATAACTCGCGGGTTGGATGACAGTATTACCCTTCACATCGATTACACGGTATTCCGCGTCCATATCAAGACTAAGAATTGAGAACAATACATCAGGAGACGCGGTGTTCAACTTGGTGCGGACAAACCCTACGAAGTCCTTCTCATCCTTCTTACCGATTCCATTGGAAACAGAAGCAAGATTGCGAAGAAGATATCCGGCGTTCTTATTCAGAAGCTTATAGATCTTATCGAAACTCTTTTCCTCGATAGCTGAAGTGATACGGGACGCGAAGGTTCTATACACCGTGTTACCAGTAGGTAAAACTTCGATCAGGTCTTCCCCCGCCAAAGTCTTTAGAATACCAGCGTACGCAGAGGGAAAACTATCCATCTTATGTCCATTGGAAACCCTTGCGGAAACCCCGACATAGGGGAATCTATTTACAAATCCCTTTTGTTGGAAGACGTGAAGATGCTTGAAGAATCTGTTCCAAGCTTCCCGATTGTTACCCATTGCTTCCATGAGTTCGTCATGTTCAAAGTAATCGTTGAGATATCCCAACAAGGCAACCCGATCCGCCCATGACAGCTTACCATAGATAACGTCATAGGGTAGCTTAACACCGCCGAAGTCATGTAATGCCGCCGCATAACGAAGTACGTCGGCGGGCTTGCACTTCAGCATACCCAACGCGGTGTAAAGAGAGACTCTATTAAGAAGTCCCATAAGCACGGCGATCCTAGCTTCGTCGCTATAAATCCGCTTATTATAAATACTGATAACATCCGCGAAGTCTTCTCCCGCTTCCTGTAAGGTCTTTTGTGCCTTCTTACCCAAGGAAACCCTCACATCGACTAGACTTTGGAACTTGTCCAACGCCTCGTCCAGAGTAACCAATTGAAGAGTCTTAGCCTTGGTGTATTGCGCCTTGGATAAGATATCTTCCATGTACCCTTCGCTTTCCAGATCGTTGCCAGAGATTTGAAGAATGTATCCGAAAATCTGCACAATCATTTCATCGAAGGAAAAATAGGCCCGATCCTCCCAATTCTTGAACAAAGGCGGATTGAGTTTTCCTACAGTATAGTCCTTGAGAATCTGCTTACAGAAATCCATCGCGTCCTTGTTGGTATTGGATGCGATAGCTTCCATCAGGGGACGGCTTACACCGATATTATAACAAGCCAATTCCGTAGCCATCGCATTGGCGATAGCCCATGAAACCTTGTTGGTTGCCCCTTTATTCGCGATATAGTATCTATTAGCTGCGATGTTCATGTGTGTTTTATACTTTAGTGTTTAACGAAAAAAAAAACCACCGAATTAGAAGAGAGTGTTGTTTAATTTGAGGTTAAAATATCTCTTCTGGTAGCTGGTGGATAAGGCCCGCTCATTTAGATTTTCACCAAATGAACGGGTGAGAAAAAAGGTTCGAATAGATAAGGAGTGTTGTTTCCTAATAAATAATATCCCTATCGGTAGCTGAACCTAAATAAATTGTCACCGGATTAGACAGGAGGATTGTTTACAGATAATATCCCATCTGGTAGCTGGTGACGAAAGCTTGTTGTTATATATTTAGTATATTGTAGTGTTTAATGAAGAGGGTTTCAGACTGGTTTTCAAATTAGAAAGAAAGCTAATTTTTGTTTTTTCATCTTTAAGGGTTGAACACAAAGTTTTGAATCTTGAATTTTGTAGCGCATAGTCCGAAGACGCACTGTTTCAATGTCAATATCGTTATCTATTATGTAGTTCATTAGACCGAATGAGGTAATATCCTTCTTCTTGTCCAACCAGTCTGAAAAGGGGGTTAAATCTGTGTGGTTCCGTTGTAAATGTCGATCTCGTCTTGGAGTGTGTCGATCATGGTTTGAACCCGCTCTTGGTGATCCGTAACTTCCTTGGAAGTAATTAAGGAAACCTTCGTCCGTTGCTCGGAAACGATCTTCTCTCCGTCGTTGTACCGATGGAGATAGGTTTCCGCCGCTTGTCCCGCGTTATGGAAACAACTCCAGAAAGACAGTTCGCTCTTAGCTTCCGCCAATCGCACAAGTTTCTCACAAATGCCGATGTTGGCTCTAGCCAACCGGGACTTGATATCAATGAGGTACGCCCATTCCGTCTGTAGTTCCTTCAAAAGCTCCAGACTATCAAAGTCCTTAACCTCATTGATCTCCTTGACGTTGTAATCCTCAACCTTCTTCTGAAGCTTGTTGATCCTGCCAGCGATTCGGTTCTTTTCCTTAAGCGATTGTGCGATATTCATATTGTCTGTCGTGTTGTGCTGTTATTATGTTCTAGTGTTTATTGAGGTAAAGTTGCTGGCATCCCCACTTAAGAGATTTGCCAGCATGAGGTTAGAAGCTAGTAATACGTGAACTCTTCAGTTCGCGGGTAAAGTCTCGGGTGTCCACATTGACCCATTCCAGTGCGTGTTGGTTCTTCCGCATGAGAACCTGTGTATTGCCACCGATCACATGGAACGATCCATCAGGGTTTCTAAGAACCTTCATGGAGTAAATCTTAGGGTTCTTTAATTGGTTTGGATTACGCATCCACCGTCTATTTTTACGACTGCTCTTGGTCGATCTGTTTTGTGTATTCATTGTTTGTGTTTCCATATATGAAATCAGTATTCCACGTCTCTTGACCGCCCCGCACCATTGGCTAAGAAGTCTTCCACCTGTAGTTCTATCTCCATGTCTTCCAACTTCGCTTGTATAATCTTAAGTTCGTCCATCAACTCGTCATACCTCTCGGAAGAAACATACGTATTCCCTCCAGATAAGATGGCGGCTATTTCCTGAACTCTGTTATCTAGAGTCGTTAGTCGTGTTTCATTGTCTATCGCATTCATAAGAGTATCTTACCACGGACAAGGGGCAATGTCAAGTGTCTTTGTGGTGGTCAACCGCCACAAAAGTTTTTGTGGACATAACGTCCTCAATATCAGTCCACGACCAAACGTCTTTCTTCCAGTCCCATGAACAATCCAAACACCTGTTGGTTGGGGAGTCGGGATTCCGCGTACGGTCACTGTTATGGGAATGGCCGGATAGACACCAGCTCTTGGCCCTAGGATTCATGTGGTTCCAGCTATGTTGTGGAAAGTGGTTCATGGAAATGTGTTGCTTCCCGACTCGGATCTCCACATGATTACCAGCGAAAACAACGTTGTTCATCCGAATAGGATAAACCTCGGTAACATCATCGATAAACGCGAACCGATCCTTGACCGCCTGCTTATAAAGCCTATACATATTTGAATGGTGGTTGCCCCACAGCTTAATAATGTTTTGACACTTGATCTTTGACAACCACTCTATACACTGCTCGTCTGTAGCGTTTAAAAACATGTCTCCTAGAAAATATAATATATCGTTTTCACCTACTCGCGAATTGATAGTCGCCAACGCTTCTTCCGCGTGTTCCTCTGCGGAAGAATACCCTCGCGCTTTCCAAATAGGAACGTCCCAAGATGGATTATGAAATATATGCCAATCGCTACTAAAAAAGATAGTGTTTCTAGCGTCCCAAGGATATTTTATGATTTTAACCATATTTCGTTTCGTGAATGACTAAATAATAATATGAAGACTGACAAACCAACCAAAATTTATCGAGTAGACCACACTCAATTTTTAACCAGTATAAACGAAGAACTTTCATATATATTAGGATTATTATGGGCAGATGGAACAATTTATAAAAACGCTATAAATGTAGAACTAAAAAAAGAAGATATGTTGGCATTGTTACCTACATTTGAATCTATAGGAAGTTGGAACTATTATGAACGGCAAAGAGTTAAGAAAGGACTCCCGTTCGGAAGCGTACAATCACAACTAAACACTTCAAATAAACATTTGGTGAACTTTTTAATAAGTATGGATTATAAAAATAAGACAGTCGGCCCTAGAAAAATATTACAACATATCGGAGACCAGTATGAGACTTGCTTTTGGCATGGTTTCTTTGATGGGGATGGGTGTTTATACATAGGAAACGGGGCGAATAAATCAATAACCTTACAATTTTGGTCAGGTATAGACCAAGACTGGTCCCCTCTCACTACTTTTCTACAAAAGCATGATACCTCGTATAAAATATGGAAGTATGAAAGACAAAAACCATCAGGAGTCGTCCATAGGTCATCTTGCCTTGGTGTAAAAAATACAAACAGCATACGCAACATTCTTTCCTTGTTTTATGATAAAGAGAGTAAAGGGTTAGTTAGAAAATATGATAAGTATTTAAAATTAGTTGAAAACATCAACAACCGCAAAAAGAAGTATCCAGTAGGAGAGAGGTATTATTAAGTTTGTACATCTTCTTTTAAATGGTTTATAATTTCTTGAATCCCCTTAATCCTATCAACGACCTTGCCTTTGTCAAGCACCAATAGCACCGGACATGTCCGCACTTCGTATTTTTTAAAAAACTTAGGATCGTCCTTGAAGCTTTTCATCACCGGAAGGTCCAGCTTTTCTCGAATAAGTGCCTTGTTCATCATAAAGCACAGACCTTCCCATGGGTTATTACATAGGATCTTCTCCACGTTTTTATTATCCTCTAGTGTTTATCAAATTAAGTCGTCTCGACGAGGGTTTAATCTCGTCGAGACATTTCAAGTATACAACCAATACCCTTAAAAATTCTTACTAACTCGTTCCCTAATTTGACCCAAAGTGTGGTCGGTAATTAGGCTTCCATCCTTAAAGACTTGAACGAACGCACAATTCTTGACATCTTCCCATGTGGCCTGATCCTTCATATAGAACTCGCCGTGTTCATCTTCATAAACCGCAATCAGTCCCTTGGCGGATTTCTTGAGTCCATCATCGGTGATGGGATCTTTGAAGATTTCCACACCCACGATGTTTCCATCCTCTAGAACTTCCCCATAGGTTGACTTCACAGCGAACCCGTAAGTGTCCCGTGTAACGATTGCGTTGGGTGTAACCGCCCCTTGATAGGTAAAGCTTCCAATACCATACACAAGATTGGTGGACGCGAATCCCTTCGCAGCCAATCGATCACAGATATCCTTACAACGCTTGAGGGTGATACTATCACCATAGATCGCTCCAATGTGGCTATCCAACTGTTTATATCCAGTAGAAGACACAGTACCACCGAAGATTTCCCATAGGCATTGAATCAATCCCTTGCGTTCAACCTCGGAAATCGCACGGCCCTTACTATCAATCTTCGTAGGTCTCCCATGCGGTCCTTCCGCAGGAATACTAAGATTCTCGTATGCCTTACCGTCTTCGAAATATAATTCCTTATCAGTCCATCCAGTGACAATCTTCACCGGATCTCCGGAATCAGGACGAATCACCACCTTGCCGTCGCGGGCCAAGATGATATCCTTTAGTTTGACAAGAGTACCCCCGTCAGGATTTATGACTCCCCAAAAATCGAAAGTATCTGAAACAAGACTGACAATACCGGATGGGTATACCTCCGTAACCATTCTTTCAAAATATGCGTAATCACTCGCGTTGCCATCTTTATCATATGTAGACCCCATACAGGCCACAGAGTGTTCTGATGCCGCTACACTACCTCCAACAAGCTCGTTATCGCTATCCGCATTATAATACTCTTCGAGAAAATCAACGGCAGGTACGGTATCCGTACCGGAAAAACTTAATAGGTGTGCCGCCCCACTACTACAAGCGGATTCGAATGAACCGTGTCCCCTAAAAGCAAAGTCGTGACCTTGCCAAGGTACAAAATCAATCATTTCCGGGTTAGTCTTATTTGCCCATTCGTTCAACTCTTTCCGATACATTAAAGCAGTAGTCGCACTGGTACAAGGCATCCAAATAGTTGTTGAAAGAATGGTCTCAATGAGGTTGGTCAACCAGAAAAACCTAGGATCGGTGTTCCATACCACCAACATCGGAACCCGTAAATTGACATTAGATCCTTCGGGAACCGCCCGTATCTCCAATGGTAGATATCCTAATGAATGCAACTCCCGAATGTGTTGATCACCAATCAAGTTAGGGCCAAGGTAGTTACGGACTCTCCGGTTATACTTCGCCACTACTTCTTCCACATCGACATTGAAAAAATTATCGTTCCACTCGTCAATCAAGTACTTTTTAATAAAATATTGTAACCCGAAGAAAATAACCTTATCCACTCCTTCGACCCTACTGCCACGGGCAGTGAAATTACTAAAGACTAATTGTGAATTACTCGGATACTGTCTCCGATGGTCAATTTTATAGGCGTCCTCATTCAGACATGGTAACATTTTCATATTTATAGTATAGCCTAGTGTTTATTCATCGTTCACAACCTCAAGACTCTCGTCAAAGAACTTCTTGGTGTTCACGTACACCTCTCCCCTAGCTCCAATTGCGATATAATCTGGATAAGTCACGTCACTGACAGTACCTTCCAGAGTCGCAACTTCCAGAGTAACCCCTTGCGGTATTTCCACGATCTGATTGACCGCTTTCTTAATCCATTTCAACGGAGTATAAGTCTCTATGAAAATGTCCTTCTTACACGGGTACTCGTTATCACTGGAAATAACAATGACGTCCGTTTCGGGATCACTGACCAGTTCGGAGTCGGACCAAGATACCTTGAACCTTTCAACACCCTGACATGGGCGCATTTCAACCGTGGTTGTTTTTCTTACGTTTAGAACCTTCCAATCGGAAGGGATGTCTTCTTTTGTTTTTATTAGCATAATCTTTCTTACTGGTACACTGGTTTCCTGACAAATGACAAAATGTTGGAACGGTTCATAAAACCAAAAACTACGGACTTTGTACTCATGTATACACCACCCATAGGATTGCAGTTTTAATATATCGTCAACCGTAAACCATTTATAAAGGTCTTCTATTGAAGAAGTAGCGGATAGCCACCCTACCAAATCTTCATCATAATCCATTTTAAGAGAAGAGTTGGAACAGAATGAAAATTCATCGTGGATCAACCCAAGGAACTTTCCGGTGTAATCATACCATAACCCTTGCTCTATATCGGTGTTACATACCCGATAAAACTTGAAAGTAGGGGAAGCGTTTTCGTTTTTGATTCTGATATCTTCCAACGATTTGAGAAGTTCCTCATCACTCATTCCTGCCAACAACTCACGGAGTTCTGTCTTGAATAATTCGATGCTGGTCATGATCGTTCAGTGTGTCCAATGATCCACTTGAAAATATCGCCGCCATAAATCGCCTCCATGACTTCATCATAAAGTTCTTCATGGAAACATTCTAACTCGGAGACATGGCCACATGCCAAAGATTCTAAATGTTCCCTTGCCACGTTTTTTACCTCCTCGAAGTCTATGTCGTCTTTCGGAGTTGGAATATCTTTAATCCTTTCCTGTCGGTCCAGTTCATTAGCATACTCCCGAAGCTGGGTGGAGTTCATGTCTTCTAATTTCATATCCATATCTTATGTCATTCTAGTGTTTAACTCACCAATCTATCTCGTACCTTCCTTGATACATCGTAACCTTATACCCCATCGCACGAAGATACCCTTGGACGAAGAACGAATACCCATCAGTAGGAGGAACCGTAACGCTATAACACCCGTCTTTAGCACGTTCCATTATAGCGGTAGCGATGTTGTTCAAGTCTTTAGAATACTTCGCTCGATTCGCGTCATCAGACATCGCCCTCGCATGTTCAGCGTTCATAAGTGTTCTTCAAGCTTACAGTATAGTTTTTCAGAATCATATCTCTGGCAGCCATAATAGCTTGCCCCAATAAGTTAGTTCCCTTCCAGTTATCCTTTGATAAAATAAGAGGGTCGTCTTCATGAAGTCCAACTCCCCATATCGTATCACTAGGATTCGCCTCAATCAATTCGTATGGATATGTCATGATCAACAGCTCCCTCCACGTAGGATTTTGGTTGAACTTCATATAGTTGATATTCTTAACGATATCAAACCGTACTTCCGACCATCTGGCATCATCGTAGTTTTTAATGGACCTCCCAATGGCCTTATGCTCCCTTGGATCTAAAGTATCTAATACTTGTTGAGCCGCATCTTGATCGAAAAACGTGAGTGCCTTGGCATACATCATCGCCTGTTCCGCACAATTGAATGTGATATCCAGATTCGCGTCATAAATATTACACTTTGTCCATTGTGAGAAGACGCCTCCCAAAAAATAGATCCGACACTGCGTGACGTTCATCGTCGCGCCTAATAGTTGATTTTTATATAGTATCATAGATTTATAACGTTGATAACCGAATCCGAAGGCCAGTCCTGTTTGCTGTTAGTGATATAAACCTTATCAAACACCGAAGCGACGTTGTTAAGACCCGCCATACAATCCGCGTGACTGGTATAAAGCATAAGCTTTCCACAGTTTATCGTACGCAGCTTCTTAGCGAGTCCGATAAACGTTCCGCCCATGGCGCAGATATCATCCACGATCAATGTTGGATATCCTCTAAGATCATCTGTTTCATGAACAGTGAACCCTAGAAGTTTACCATCCGTAACGTCACGAATCTTCTCACAACGAATCAGGTTATACGTCCTATGTTTGTCTTGTTCTATTAAGAACCGAACGATCTTCTCTGTAGATTTTCCAGCACCCGCATCAGGACAAACGATGTTGAAATAGCGACCATCTGAATTTTGTTGCACGATTTTCTGGACATGGTACTTCTCAAGATCAACCACAATCACCCTATCCAACAACGCCACCACAACCTCACTATGTGGGCGGAAAATCTTCACGGATTTGAACCCGCAGGAGTTTATAATATCCGTGAAAACCTTAACCGTGAGAGGTTCCCCGGGATTACATACACGATCCTGACGAGCAGCAGGGAAGTATGGAAGATATAAGTGAATCGTCTCGTACCCCTTCCGTTTAGCCGCATCATTGGCTAGAACGATGTTGAACAGGTCGGCAATGTTATTGAACCTTTGAGTGATAACCAACTCCGAACTTATTCTATCCGATAGGATCTGGATGTGTGGTTCTCCCCCTAAGAAGTTGAACGTTTTATGTTCCAACACAAACCCTACCAATAGGTCCAAGTCGGAGAAAGGTTTAAAATTCGCATCTAAGTTGAGAATGTCCATATTATTTCAAGGTTGGAAGTTTGACAACAGTGCCTTTTGGTGTGGTTGGTTGAAGAGAGTCGTTGTGATACAACGCCCTCATTATTTTCCGTCTGATATCTCGTTTGTGTTTCGCAGTCATGGTGTGTTTTCCTTTATAATTTCTTGTTTTCTAAGATTTATAACCTTCTCCAGTTCGTCCAGTTTGGAAGTGATTTCCTTGGTATGGGGGTAGTCTTCTTGCCTATAAATCCTAAAATACCTCTTTTTCAAGGCAATTAGTGCTTCGTCGTTATCGAAGATTTCCTGATCTATGGTAATATCACTCATACCCGTCCATATCCGACTTTTTAGCGTAAAAAGTCGGAGAAATGTTTTTATCCAATTCATCGTTCTTTTCCGCGTACCCTTCCCAGAAGCAGGAGTTGCCAAACTCCTTCATCTTTTCCTCGATATCATTCAACTCTTCCGTGGTGTACCCCCAAGTGTCTTGGAGTTCCTTTAGCAACTGTGTGATCATGTGGTTATTATAACCTAGTGTTTTACTCGATTGTTATCCTCCAAGTAGACCCATCAGTGGTAGAGTATTCGATAAGGTTTCCTTGCTCGTCATAATTCCATGTGGTGATATCCCCATCCGAGTACCTAATGGAAGCCCTGCGGTTATGTTCATCATATGTCAAACACGCACAACGACCATCATGATCAATCCTACGGGTTATATTACCCCGCTCATCATATTCATACCTCGTCGTGAGACCCTCTGGAGATATACAGTAAGTATTGTTATTACGTTCGTCATACCCATAAGCCCACTGCTCACCTGATGGATACTTCATGAAAATCTTATTATTCCTCTCGTCGTATCCATATGTATACGCTCTATACCCTCTACCATCCTCCCGACGAATCAGATTATTTCTCTCGTCGTATGTGTTAAACTTTTTACGCCCGTTCGGTAACCCTTCCACGATAACGTTATTCCGATCATCATACTCATAAGTATACACGATGTTATTGTGATAAGTCTTGGATATCACATTTCCTCGTTCGTCATATACACATGTAACTTCGTCAGCCTTCTCCTGCTCGGGAATATCAAACTCATACTCTTCCGGGGGAACGATGCGAACCACCCTCATCTTATCAGTAAGACCTTTCTCCCTTTTAATCACCCTCTTCCCAAGAATCTCCACTTCCATTAGAATGAAGTCCTTATGATAAGGATAAAACTCAAGAACGTCGCTCATGACAGGACAGAAGTGAAACCCGTGGTCACACATTTCCATACTGGTTATTGAATACGTCTTCCCTACCTCATAGGTAAGGGTCTCACACTTCATGTTGTAAGTTGCTTTATATGCTTTCATGTTGTTATTGTATTGTAGTGTTTAATCGTAAAGTAGGTAAGTCTCAATTCCCTTCCGGATAACCTTATCATCCAATTCCCGGTTGTCAAGTATCTGGAACGCCGCTACCTTTCTCCAATCGTCCCAACGCCCTGTAATAAACAAAGCTTGATCCTTACGGGTGAACGAAGGTCCACGAACCATGTCCACCGCCTTGTGAATCTTGTCGATATGCTCCAGAACCAGTTTATAAGAGTCGCTGATCTTGCCAATATGACCACACAGCTTCTCCGCAACCTCGTAATCCAAAGTGGTTTCGACATATGTGTAGAAGTCCTTCCAATCAGGAAATCGAGGAGTGGTCATGAACAGGTCCAAAACCTGATTGATGTTGGTGTACCCCGTAGAAACCTTGTGGAGTTCCAGATACAAATCCGCCTTGATTTTCTTCAGGGTTTGTCCATCAGGAGAACATAGTACCACCCCTTCCTTACCTTTCCAAGCCGCCACATCCGCGAGACATTCCGAAACGGAAGCATATTCATATTTTTCAGGACGGTTCACTCCCCATCGAATAGCGCACTCGTCCAACTCGTCTTGTGACACATATTTACAAGTGTCGTGGGATATAATACCCAATAGGGTTAGAGTAGGTATTGAATGCTCTCTAATAACTATGACACGATTTGGTGTAGTATGTTCGCATAATATCGTGTATCTTTCTGAGTTTATATATTCATTATCAAAAACCAAGGGATACTTATTTTTAAACGTTTCTATCTCGTCTCCAGTCTCATGAACTGTAGCATCAAACACCCCTCTGGTTCTAGCCAATACATTTTTATCTATTTTTGAAATACATAGCAGTGAACCATCTATTTTGTGGCGAGCCTCTACCTTCCACTCGTTATCCCAAGGTTCATATTCCGGACGTTCGGAGAAGTTTACAAACTTTCGAAACCCGATATTATAAATCTGCCCGCTGTTACAATCACATAAACAACTACGAAAAATTGAGTTTTCCGCGTTCCAATGTGTTCCCATATCGGAAGGCGTAATCAACACACAGTCTCTACCAAACACCTGACCATACTTAAGCTTAAACTCGTCAGAAGGAGCTTTTAAAAAATGGAGTATTTGTTCAGATATTTTCATTATGAATGGACTTCGGTGTTAAATATACTATATGAATAATGTGGCAAGTTGGAAATGTCACCAACAATGCTTGACGTAAACATGAAGCATATAGATTCCCTATACAGGGAGAATCATGTGCCAATCATACCTTAGTGTTTAATCGCTTCCGCTCGGAAGTACAATTCATCAGGAGCGATTTGAAAATATTTGAACAATGCGGGGCATAACCATCCTGCCATTTCTTCCGTCACCCAAACATACCAAGTACCTCCGGAGTCCGCTTTCCACCGATTAAGAAACCCTTGACATGCGGGAAACTCAGTAGAGGAGAAAAACAGGTTAAACCCCTTAACGGCATCGGCAATATCCTCGGTCATCTTATCCAAGATTTCCCCGATACCCAACACGAAGGGTTCGCGTAATAGTCCAACCGAAGGGTCATCAAACATCCATACTCCCCGGTCCTTATAAGGTGTTAGCATCATAATAGCATTCATTTTTCGTATTTTTCTTTTAGTTGTTTAAGTATTTCTCGTTCTTTCTCTTCTGCTTTCTTTTGTTGTTCTTTATCCCAAATCGATTTCCAGTCTTCCCAAAACTTAATAGCTTCCTCATGCTTGACCTTCTGGTACTCGTAATTGGTCAGATCCCGTTCATAATTAGGATTTTTCTCCCGATTTCTAACGTATCCAACCATGTAATACGTGTAATAATCATCGTATGGGTAACGCTCTGCTGTAAACCGCCATTTCAACCCGGGATCGAGATCCACCCAATCCTCATCATATATCTCCACACGCGCTTTCTCCGTGTTGTCGTCGATAAACTCCACAGGTTTTCTTGTAAGAAACTGTGGTTTACGGTTCGGGTCAAACCCCGGAGGAAAAACTATCTGTTTAGGTTTTGCCATAATTATCGATTCTGTTTGGCTAGTTGTTTTTCTTTACGGGTCTTTGCGCGTTCAACCTTATTAGGAACGTGTTCCCTAGTGGCTAGAACCTTCTTAAGTAAGGCGATGCTATGGTCATAGTCCGATAACTGGTTTTGTAGGCGTTCCCTATACTCAACCACCCAATTATCTATCGAATCCGCATGTTTCTGCTTATACGCTCTAACATCATTCAGTGTTGATAAAAGTTCGCGAGTTTTTAGGGTTTGTAAAAAATCTTCAGTATGTGTAGTCATATAGTTATTCTTAGTCGGAGAGTGCTTCTAACACATCACTATGGGCAAGCCGTAATTCTTGTAAGATGGTTATAGGAAACTCGTTACCGTCCACCATAATCTTATCGGCAAAGACTCGGGCTTTATAGTTCTCATTTAAATATACATCTTCGTACGGGGATTCCTCGACCAAGTTATTGACAGGGATCACCCTACCAATATCTCCAATCAGAGCCACACAATATCCTTGTTTATTAAACTCGTTGCTTACCAACGCGGACGACGATGAAGCAGTAGTATGATCAACCGCCACTAAAATAGTGTGTCCGGTAAAATCCATTTCATAAGGACTGGAAAACCTCCATTTCATTGGTTTGCCCAAATATTTTCTAGCCTTATATATATCCTTGGCTAGTTGAGCCGTGTCTATGTCTTTCATATTATTTTAGCTTTAAACTGTTTCTTAGATTTTGTTCTTGTCGGGCAATCACTTCATCAGGTACCCCATGAAGATTATCACCGTCATGTCTTTTCTCCAACACCACTACCGTAACTGGTATGTTCAACTTTTCGGCTTCTTCAATATACACTGAAAGGTCACGCTCCTTACAATTGGTATTAGCAACAATGATATTATCCACATGAGGGTCTAGTAACGCCTGTTTAAAAGCGTTGACGGACTGTTCATGCGCTTCTCTCAACTTCGCCCCGTCCCAATTATATTCACCATCTTTTTCAAAGAAAAAATCCGCGCAACATACAACCTTTGGTTCCGCGATAAGATCGCAGAAAGTGGACTTCCCCACTCCCGCAGTTCCTCTCAAAATGATACATCGTCGTTTCATGCCCTCAGCGTATCCTAGTGTTTAACCTCAATCATAGGGGGCCACCAATACCTTACTACAGCACCAGCTTTCATAATACTTCCAAGGGTCACATGAAGTCCGCGATATTCATCGTTCTCACGAACTCCGATATCCTTTTTGATATCCTCCATGTCTTTGGAAAAGACCTTCATATAGAACATATAAAACCCTTTACGGAAACCTCCGATAATCATATCCTCGTCATACTCCCATTCAATGGTCTTTCCATGGTACTTCTTATACGCCCATGCCCAATTCACATTCTTGTGTAACTTGTCATTGGCTATGGTAATATGACTGCCATGGAAGGGAAGGTCCACCCACACCCAATAAGCCCTATGTATGAACCATTGGTAGTACCGCACGAAGTCATACGTAGTGGTAACGACCACTCGCTTCTTTCGTATATCTACGAATACTTTACCTTCCGCTTTCAACATGCCGAAGTATGGCCTAGTGTTTATCACGTCCACATATATTCCCTATACTTCACGATGGTACCCAATATATCATCATCGGTCTCTTTGATCAACTGCTCCAGTCTGTTGACTTCCCGATAAGCTTCTTCATAGGGCATCCCATATAACTCCTCGCAGGATTTCATTTGGTAGTAGCAGCTAGTTTTGCCATCACCTTTATCGATAGGTACAGCAACGCGAGCAAACATATCACCGTTCCCGACACACTTAGGATACGACTCATCCAACTCCTTTTGCAATAAAGGTCTATCGTGTTTGGCATATTTATACGCTCTTTCCAATTCAGCTTTTACTAGTTCTTTTCCAGTCCAATCCCTTATCAATCCTTCTTCCGCTTCAACATATCTCTTGATACATTCAAATAGAGTAGTCTCGATCACCCCATCCAGATCCATCCATGTGTTTCCAATCGCCTTGGTCAGCCATTTTTGACGAGGGTTGAACCACGCCTTAACTCGTCTCCATGAATCGTGCCTATAGTAAGGGCTTGTGAATATATTCATGATAACATCTCCAATTTATCGATTTCTGAAAAAAGTTGTTTGGCAGTTGAATTAAAAACATTAAAAACAGGTATATATAGGCTTTTCGCGATTCTAATAGCTTGACCAGTTCCTCCGGTCTCTTCCCCCTCGGGAGTCCAACATACGATAAACAATGAATCGGGTTCATTCAACCCTACCACTTGTCTATAATTCCGTTGCATGAAAAACACCCCGTTTGGGGTCAACCTATATGGTGACTTGTGGAACTTATGGACCGATTCAACCGCTTCCATATCCGTGGATATATCAACCAGTCTATAATCATGATTAGGATAACATAGTTTGAAATCGTTTTCAAATCCCGCCCATGGCAACCATATTTGAGCGTTTTTCGCGCCCATAGCAAACGCCTGATCCGCGCCTATGGCGTTTCCAGATCTTAAAGTATATCCCCTTCCCTCCAAGATTCTCGCTATTTCGGTCAAGTCGCGCCGAACATATGTAGGTGTCTCACGACTCCCGATCCCCGCGTAAAACTTCTTAGACATTAGTACCCTTCTGTTTCAAAACGCCGCTTGTGCTTTATTCAGTTCCTCTTGCGCCTGTTTAAGTCTATACTTAGCTAAACGTTCTTTTCTAGCTTGATCCTTCTTAGCCCGTCGTTCCTCTTGGTCGTCTCTCAGAGTTTCTCCGTCCATCACAGCAGACGAGCGAGTGAAAATTGATATCTCCAAGTGGGGTTTCAAGTCATATGGAACATGTGCGAATCCACTCTTGGCTTTTCCCAAGGTAGTGTATATCTTCTTCGGCATTCTCCATCCGTATAACTGGCTGCCGCCATAGGTCTTCCAATACTGTGAAAACAACTTGGCGTTTAAAACCTCTCCAGTTTCCTTAAATGTAATAGCGTAAAGTTCAGTTGACACATGTTGATAATATCCTAGTGTTTATCGACCTTTAGAGCGAGTGGAGTTTCCGCACTTAAATCACTGTCATTGAAATACATGACTTCTCCGTTTCTAGGAGTCCTCCATTTATCAAATTCCTTCAAAGTCCACCGCATCAGATACATCGCATAAAGCTTGTTGAACTCGCCATGCGCCACAATGATATTGTCGTCCTGTGGGTGATAAGTAAGCAACCATTGGTGGAAAGACGCCACCCGATCATAACAATCAGCGAACGACTCGCCTCCATCCGGTCTATAGAAGAAATTGAAGTGACTTTCCGTTTTCTGCCCAGACATTACAATGTCCCTGAGTCCTCCCCATTCCCTCTCACGAAGTCTCGGGTCGCATTCATAACATATAACATAGCTGCCATAGCTCTCCAGCTTATCACATATGATATGGGCCGTTTGTTCCGCCCGTATATATGGACTGTAGAATATGTTGCCTGCAAATCGGGACTCGTCACAATAATCAGCTATATCCAACGCCGCTGTCACCGCTTGGGTACCCCCCAACTCCGTAAGTTCGATTTCACAATCCAACTTCTCAAAGTACTTGGTTTTATCAACGTTGCCTTCGGACTGGCCGTGCCTAATTAAAAACAGTCTCATAATCCCTTATTATCCCCTTTCTTATACACCCCTTCGGATTCCAGTAACAGGTACCATGCCTTAACACATCTAGGCATCTTTTTACTTTCCCAAATGTAAGAATCCACTACTCCTTTTTTAGTATCTTCGTCCCAATGGGCAAAACTAAGATGATGGATCATATCAGGTTTAACTCCCCATCCACTAGAACACGTATCCGCCCAATGTCCCGCAACCTCATGAAACGCCTGTTGTAAATAGGATCGAAGCTTGCCCTCCCCCATAGGATTTGTTTTATCCAACTCCACCCGATCAATAGGTCCAATATAGGCCGCGAAATATTCCCGGTCTTTCATGTCGCCCTCTTTATTTTTTACGGTTTTCTTCTTCATACCCTATTCATTATAGACGTTATCATTCGCATGGCCTTGCTTTTATCCTCCAATGAAGTAAACCGACCGATATTTCCCTTGCCGACTAGGTTCTCCAAAAAGTCTATAACCTCTCGTTCCGATTCCGTCATCATCGTCAATTCGTCTTCAGCGAACATATTGAGGGATACGATAAGAAAGTTGATAAAGTCCTCTTCCAGTTCTGTTGGTACTTCTATTGTCATTATTCATCTTCCTCCCACCCGTTATCAATACCATACTGCTTCATGTCCTGAATACCGTCCATAGTAACTTGTGCGATAATTCGTTGTGCTTCGGTGTTAGAGTTTTGACTACCGCACCCTGATGGCTTGAACCACATTCTACGACTATCATTATAGAACCGGTTCAACCATACCCGGGTTAAAACCTGCCGCATTAGGGCTTTAAACTTTATCGGATCATTACACATTTGACTCGCCAGCCGACACGCCAGCCGATCTATTCCATTACCATTAGAACGACCTGCAATAATACCTCTCCAAACTGCCGACTCTACCGACGAGAATATAAGCTCAGGAAATGCCACGTACATTTCTCTAAACTTGGTCTTACTTTCCCAAGCTTTTTGCAGGTCCAGTCTAATTGACTCGATTATATCTTCGTCATAAAGACTGGAAAAAGACATAACCACGTCCTCGTATTTGCCGTCTGAGACTTCGACGTAACTCTCCCATTTATAAGTTTCAAGAATCCTATCCAACACCCCCTTGCGAATGGTAATATGGGTCAACCGCTGTTTATCCGCTCCGTGTTGTTGATCAAAACCATCAGCAACCACGAACAGACGACTTTCATGGTCTATGTCAAGAACCTTCTCCAACGTCAGCCCTTCTTTCTTAACTTCGACGTCATGGTACTGATTCTCTCCCTGTTCCATTTCCACCAATTCGTCTTTGAGTCTATCTAATATGACATCCACAAGGTCTCCGGTGATGTTTTCAACCGATCCATAGTCATTGTACTCCCCCTCAAAATATAGAGGGTCTAGGGAATAGTAGTTATCAGGGTCACAATGATTGCCTATATATTTATCATAAAACGCCCCTTCCCTCAAGAAGAAAACATATACCTTTTCCCCCGCATAAATCGGAAGATTCGTAATCGCGCATGTACCGTTCCAGCATCCCATATTTTTAGTTCGTGTTCTATTATTCGTAAACTATTACCGTTTTCTCCACCGCAGAAACCTCTTCAAATAACGCATCACCATACTCATATGGCCGCTCGTCCTGTATTTCCGTGGCCCCCTGTCGATACCCGGATTTGAAAAATTTCCCATCCTCAACCCTTTTAACTACTATCTCATGGATAGTACACCATCGCGAAGTACCTACGATCTTCTCTTCTACGAGTACATACTCATCATCGTATCCGTATACAATATCCTGTCCTCGTTCTCCTGTTAGTTTCAAAGTTTCTTTCATATGATTAGTCAAAAATTGTAAAGCTCTTTTTTATAAGGTAGTCAAAACCTATAACCAACCCAAGAATAAGGACAATCGGCCAAGCTATAGATATCACAACCAGTCCACCTGCCGACCTTTCTATTGGGTTCATTCCCATGTAAACCCATGTCCCTAGCCCGAACACCGCACTTATTAAAAAATAGATAGTTATTATCATATGTTTATGTTTTTATGGTTTACGTTTAGTACAAGTATGTGGAGTTCCGTTCATCACTATCTGCCCACACTCATAACAAAAATGCCATCCACCGTATCTAATAGGCGGTTTGGGAGTAGGTAGGACGATACCTTTAATCCATTCAAAAGTTTTAACGATTATGTTCATGATCCCGATATCAAGTGTAGCGCACCATCATTGTAACTATAATACACTCCTTCAAGAAACCCGTGATGGCCGTCGTGGTTGTTCGCGAAAAACCGGAAAACATCGTTTATTCTCGGATTGGTTAAAAACACAGACGTATTAAGCCAATCATCGATAACCACTTTCAAGGTACCTTCGGTAATCAACGGATTCGCCTCGAAATCAGGATATATAACACCCGCATCAACGCTGTCGTTGTCAACATAGTCATACATTGAAAAATACACCCATTCCTCCGCGCATCCACCACCATTAAGCGGCCAACTCCTCTTTTCGAGTTTTCCCACAACCTTATCGAAAGCAGTATGACATTCGTCGAACGTCCCGGTGATTACGTTATTAAATGCGTTTATATTGATCATAATTGTTACCTGTTAAGCATCTCTATTCTGTCTAACACGGCAGAGCATCTCGCGCAAGTTAGCACCATGTCCCAAAGTTCTTCCTTATCGCCTTTTGACAACCCTTGTATATTTCTAGCCGAATCCAACCCGTTACCAATAAAGCTAAACAAACTGGCGTAGTCGTTTAAATGATCCAATGTAGGTTTGCCTTTAGGTAGTTTCATACTGTGATTATACCCTAGTGTTTAACTCTCAAGCTTCCCCGAATTCCTTCTTCAGTTCCTCTAAAAGCTTCTTTCGCTCTGCTTCAGTCTTCGCGGCTTTTTTCATTGCCTTCGCCTTCTTTTTATCCGCTTCCCTCTTCTCATATTCTTCTCTCGCTGCTTTCGCCGCCTCTAGTTCTTTTCTCCGTTTCTCCACCATTTCCGCGAGGGCGGATTTGATAGGGATCTGCGTAGACTCCTCCACTATAAAAGCGAACTTATGACTCTTAGTTTGTCTAGCTTGTGTATTGAAATCACAGACGAACCCCCTCAAGTCGCCAAGCTGTGTATACACATCCACTTCCTCCCACTGACTATATTCGTCCGCAAAAATCTTAGAGACCTCACTGTAATCGTCATAGTCGTCAGGGTTGTATGTGGCAGTAGTTACCACATCTGCTATAATTAGTTTAACTTTCATGATTCTCCAAGTTCTTTCTTAAGCTTTTCGAGCAGCTTCTTTTTGTTGCGTAGCTCAAGTTCGCGTTGCTGTTCTTCCTTTGAAAGTCGATCCTCTGTACACTTCTGCACATACTGGTCTAAAGCCTGCTCGTCATATATAAAGGCAATAGGAACATAAATCTCTCCGCTATCATACCCTTCATAGGACCAACTATCATCCCATTTACATGAAACTGTCTGTGGATTCTCCACGTCCCACCTATTGCCAAAATCAGCGGCATGACTAGGATTCCCATGCTTACTAGGATCGGCCATGGCGTATTTAAACGCGGCCTTACACACCTGATCGTCTATACTACCCTTTAACTCGTTGAGCTTGTCAGTAAGACGGTGTATCAGCTTTAATGTCTTTTCAACTGTCATGTTGGCTTTCATTTTCTATAGGTTCCTCTGGCTCGATTAAAACAGTTTCTTCTAATAACCTCTGTGCAACCAACCTAATACAATCCGGCCTATGCATAGAACCATCTTGAGCCTCTTCCGTGGCGTCTCGCCAATGCTGGTTGCCCCCACAATAAGCACAAGCGTATTCGGCATACCTATCATTATATTCATAATGCCCCGATGAAACAGATTCTAAGACCTGTTGTAACTCGTAAAAACTAGTATATACTACATCTTTCATTACCAGTATTTCATTAGATCGTTCCTCATACCACAAACATCATATTCCGCTCCTGATGGACCTCTAAGGGTGTTCCATGCAGCAACCATTGCAAATGGTAAGTAAACCCAAAGGCAAACATACATAATAGAAATCTTTGATCTACGTCTAAACGTATTAGTGTCAATATCAATCGGTATCATATGGTGCCTCTCTATACTTGTATACAAACTTGGGAGTGTGGCCCCCTTGAAAAGTCCCACATGGGACGGACATGGCATCGCCTGTAACGTCGGAATGGTTCGCGATCTTCTTATACCACATCTTATCAGTGATCTTGTCGATAGAGTCCTTGCGAACGAAGACATGGTACCCTCCACGGGTTTCCACCACATCACAATATCCATCCACGGTAGAGACAACCTCTCTTAAAACATCATCGTTCTTCTCGTCGATATCGAACATTACAAACTTCCGGGTACCGGGAACCCGCTGGATTTCACTCATTACCTCCTGATGGGGATTGGAGTTCTTTCCATTACACTCCAATACCTTCGCCAATTGCCCAATGCTACGCACTGTAGCCTTCCATAAATCTCTTGGAGATACGCTGATATAACACGCTAACGCTTCTTGAGGAACTGGATTTCCGTCCATCTTATAAGCACCGAGCTTACATTCCATCTGTGCGATCTTATCAAAAATAAACTCTTTTTTAGACGTTTTTCTACAAAGCTGTCCTTTATCGCTTTTAATCCATTTAACTGACGGGCAATACTTTTTTCTAGCGAATAAAGTCAGATAAAATTGTTCATGTTCTTGACAATCAGGAAGCCAGTCAATGTACTCTCTCAAAGCCTTCTCGTCGGTAATAATTTGGTATGTTTCCATAAAAATCTATTCGGTTTGGTTAAATATATAAATGAACATTAGGAGAAAACGATCATGTAAAAAGTTGGGAATTGAGTCTGTAAAGAGTATAATCTCTTTATATGAAGAAGGACGAACTACTAAAGAGATATCTACTCAGTTGGACATACCCGTTCCAACCGTTATCAGCAATTTAAAAAGATACCGAGTAGCACTGAGACCACCTCGTAGGCGATATACCTTAAATGAAGAATATTTTAATGATATTAATAGTATAGACAAAGCTTACTTTCTAGGGTTATTATACGCCGATGGAAATATATCCAAAACAAAAGATGGTTATAGAGTTAAAATAGGATTACAAGAGAGGGACTCATATATTTTAGAACGACTATCGTTTTATTGTGAGTTTAACGGACCAATTCTTTTTCGAAAAGGGGCATCAAAAAATCACCAAAACCAAAAGCTGTTACAAATATATAGTAAAGGATTTTATGAAAACGCCCGTAAGCAAGGATTGCATGATAATAAAACCTTCACCCTTAAACCACCAAGCCTAGAACCATATTATATAAAACATTTTATTAGAGGATATTTTGATGGAGATGGTTGTGCGTTTATTAAAACATATAAAAGTCAAACCTCGACGTCTATTTCCTTTTTGGGAACATATAGCATATGTTCATTTATTAAAAATTATTTACAAGACACGTTACAACTACGTTCCAACACTAAGATTTTAACTAAGAAATCGATTTTTAAATATACGATTAACGATAGGAAGGATATACTAAAAATTAAAAACTTTCTATACACCGATATGGAAGATTGTTACCTAACAAGAAAATTGGAGAAGCTTCAAGAAATGGAAACATATATTATTAATTATTATGAAAAACATCCAAATAGATATTAGTCTAGTACTATATTGTTCATATCCTTTACAGACCTTCGTCTAGACTCTCTATACGCCTCCGCATCTTTGGCAACTTCCACGTCCACCTTTTTCCAATAAGAATCCCAATCAGTATTATCAATCGCTTCCTTAGCCATCACCCTCATTGTTTTACAAGAACCCTCACTCATATTTTCTACTCCCTTTCTTGGAAAAAACTCCGTATTGACGCTTTCCCCTGTTAAAACTCCTAGTAAGACCAATCTTGGGATTGGATATCAGCTCGTCTTCCGAACATACCTCAACCACACCGGACAAGAAACGAACATATACTCTATCGCCAGTCGCGATGACATGCCCATCCCCATGCTTCTCATGGGTAACGCCGTTGTTGAGGTTGAATCTGGACATATTAGTTGCTCGCCAGTTTAAATGATCTTAAGTATTGAAAGATGGTGTAATTTTCCTCGGGGTAGCGTGGATCGCCATCACAATACGCCTGAACGTCGAAGTTGTATATAACCTCGGGAACGATGAACGCGATTGCGCTTATAGAATTGCTTAGATCGGGTTCACTGAAGGTGACATGTTGTATGCCGTGTACAAACAACTCCTGAACCCTAGTCACCATATCCCGGGAACCGCCCCCATCCAACAGGATAAAAGTCTTGTCAAGGTCTACAAATTCCTGATACTGTTTTTGGTGGCCATACTTACGAGCATATTCCAGTGCGGCATGACCCGCTTGAATACCCTGTTGCCGACCAGATATATTCCCCATTACAAAAAAATACATTCTCAAGCCCGAAGGCGCGGTGTTTAATAACTCACACATTCCACACGGTTCCCCGTCTATCTGAAAGGGGTGTGAGCAAGTTTTTGTTGTCGTCATGGTCATATGATATCCTAGTGTTTATCTCTCTTCAGTCGAGATCCCACCTAAATGATTTTGGCTGATGTTTATACTCGGGAACGGGATTATTTCGAAGCGTTTCCATCCACCAATAATGATCATATAAAGGTTCCGGTGAAACCGAACAACATTTATACTTCACTCTTGGGACTTTTGCCCGTTTATTCACTATATATGGAACGTCATGACCAGTGTCCATCAATAAAGAGAGAGAGTCTCCGGAATCAGAATAACAAACTACCCTTCCGTTGGGGTTTCTATAAAAAATCAACTTTGTATGGCCACAGTATATTCTATCCATAGTACTTCCTTGTTATTACTCCTTCACTATCTCCCACTCTTGGGGCCATACCAAGTTGCCCCCACATACCGGACAAGTCTCATCATAAGCCAAGTAGAGTCTTCCATCTTCTTCATAAAGACAATCTTCCTCTACCTCCAATACAACGTCCGCGTTACATTCCGGTTGATCACCGTTTTCATTATAGCCGAAAAAGCCCGCCCATCCTTCGCATCCGCAGATTGTTTTAATTTTTACTAGCTTTAGAGTACTCATTAGCTTTCCTCCTCCATGTCAACTTCTCCTGCGTCTCTAGCAGACGATTCTTTAATTGTGAATAAAGGAGATTTGAACTTCAACGCTGGTTTAGCTTCCTTGGAATTGATTTTAACCACGATACCCTCCCCGACTACGCCAGTAGAGCAGAACGCGCATGGTTTGTCTAGGTAAGTTTCCTTGAGCCTGTGTAGGAAGTTATCCCTCCAGTTGTCATCTATGACGATATCAGGAAAAACATCCTTGGCGTCTCCGTCGAATCCGTCCCAAATAACCGGGACCATCTTCAGTTCATACTCGGTGCAGAAAACATCGATAGCGTTCCAAGACAATTCTTTGATCACCCCTTCGGCATCGGTATGAGTGATTCTATACACCCAAAGCTCGGACTCGCCTCTAGTAATACCATAGTCGTAGTCCTTCTGGATCATTTTACCGGAAGACGCCCATCCAACAATCTCGGAGTACACGGTGTACCCCTCTGGAATCCTACCTTCCAATTCTTCCGCGTGTTTACCCCATAGATCGTCCGTGTATCTTCCATCCTTCCGGTTTTTGACCACGGAACGAGAAGAGTATACCAATCTATACTCAGTTTCTTTTACCGCTTTTCCACAAGCCTTATATAATCTGTCCAGAAGGGACAGGTTTCTCTTACAAAGCAGGTTTCCATAAATTGCGGATGTACCATGACACTTGTGGGTAATCGTGATATTATCATCCGGATTCAGCGCGAAGATATTCTTGCCAAGATGCTCGGTTTTATAGTGGTAATGAAACTGCCCTTCGACAATTCTGGATTTGAACCCCTCTTGGGCATCCACCTTGTAGTACCACTTGATAGGCGGATATACCATCCTACGAACGGGTCTAGGAAGATATCCTAGAGTGTTGTTCACCCATGCTGGGATCTTACTCTTCTTGAAGTTCTGTTGACCACTGTTACTCTCCGGTCTAATGTATTTGGTAACTAATTGGTGGTCGCCCACCGTATCAAAGGATTCCCCGACTTTAAACTCCGAATCGGAAATCTTATAGTACTTGGCCAGTTGTTCGGTCTTGTATAGAAATCCCTGAGAGGGCATCTGCCGCAGATTGATCGCTTTGACACGACAACCCTTGACATGGAAAAACCCCTTGGTCTTTTCATCCGCATTCAGCTCCGGTTTGTCAAACAGATTCGCCCAAGACAAAAACTCGGGTTTCAAGCATGATTCCACCGGGAAATACACGACCTTCTCACCAACCGCATACATATCCTTGGCGATGATGATGCTATTCCCGAAAATCTCCACACAACTCAACTTGTCTGCGTTGGGGTGAGGCTTGATTTCGGGAATAGTTACAACAACCGCAAGGTAGTTAGGGTCTGCATCCTTTGATACGCTTAACTTCATACCTTATGGTATCCTAGTGTTTATTGAGGATTAAGCTCGTCATACGCGGCGAGAATGCCTCTCACTGAGTCGATGTCAATTTTCTGACACCCGACCTTGACGTAGCCGAACCCTTCACGAACTTCCGCACTATACGAAGAGTTCAGGTAAATGGTCCGCACGTTATTAGACGAGCATTGCTTGTAAGCAGTCTCGAAGTTATCGACGGTTTCGAAAATATCCAACACCCCTTCGACGGAGAACCCATGTTTTATAAGAGCATTGATCAAGGTTCTATACTCGTTACAGATAGCATCGACTTCCTTGGAATACTCATCCAAAGAAGACGAGTCCACGTTATCGTCGAACCAGCACTCCCAATTTTCCATGTTCATCACGTCCATGAATTTTCTAACCGTAGGGGATACGGTTTCGTCGTCATACGAACACCAATCGATATCCATATAGTCCTCATATATACATATTTGGTAAGTCGCATTGATCACCACCCCGTCAACTGGAATCACCTTGGTAGATAATTCCGCTTGGTCATACTTCTTGAAGAAGTTGTAAAACGCCCGCACTGCTTCCTTTCTTGGGTCTTTAGGAGAGGTTTTGGTCGCCACTTTCTTCGCTGTTTTTTTCGCCACTGTTTTCTTTACTGCTGTCTTTTTCATACGTTTTTTCCGTTGTATTTTACTATCATTACATCCAAACTGGTATTCTCAAAAATTACTTCCAACATAGTCTCGACGATGCGAAAATCTCCCCCCGCTCTAAACGCCGCCATATTATACGGCACTCCTACAGTGCCAACTCCCCCGATATTACTAACGATAATATCCCTAGCCCGCTCCATCGATTTATACAATGCCTCGTAATCGACAAACCGATCCCCGGTTCCAAATAAATGTTGTGCGTGTAAGTTAAAAATATAACGCCTCATCATACTTGCGATATCCCCTATTTTACCGTATGATACCGTACCCAATTCAAGACCCATGAGATCGTGATGATTTAAATAAGCCTGATAGACCGCTGGATATCGATTCTTGATCTGAACCGCAATTCCAGACCCCATTATAGCCTGACAATTGCAACAATGAAGGACATAGTTTACCCTTCCCTCATCCAGCATATCCAACAAATCCCCGTCTGTGTATTTCAGTAACATGTGAGTATTATCCGCTAGTGTTTATTGATGTTCGTCCGTTCTGATAAACGACTCGACGTGTGATTCCTCTTCAATCGTATACTTGACATTCGGGTAATGAAGGTGCATGTATAAGGCCAACTCCTCTTCATTCTCGGCACATACGTAATACATATCTGAAGACGACTGTATCTTGTACAACTTCCGCAGAATAGTGTCAAAAAACACGAACTGGTAGACTCGTCCGAAGGCTACCCGTGTCACATAGTCATAAAAGACCCATAAGACAAGAACCACTCCCCACCACGAATGGGAGTCGAACTCCATGGCATGTTTCGTATAAACATAGAGTAGAAGACCTCCAACCGCGCACATAAACCATCCGAAAAAATCAAACTTCCGCATTTCCCGCCCCGTTAGTTTGGGTAGTCTATTAGTCATTGGAATCCTCCCGTCCATCAAGATAATCCGCTTTCAACTTTTCCCAAAGCTGATATCTTTCGGCTGTTAAAGGTTGCTCCCGAATAAACTGTAACCATCTATCTTGTAACACCTGTACAAATCGATTTCCGTCCTTATCAACTCCTGCTTCTATGTCAATCATTGTCGTATTGTTTTGTAACTACCTGCATTGCTTTTTTATTATGTTCGACCATCTGTTCGATCATGTCTATGGCAATACAAAGTTCTGTTTTCGCCTGCGCCAATGTCAGCTCGGATACGAGTTTCGTACCAAAACTGACATTGGTGACTTGGTATTTATTCCAGTCGCTTTTATTCATAAAATCAAATCGTCTAAAGGGACCGTTTATTTTATTCACGGTATTCCTATTATATTGACAGGATGGGAATAACCCGCCTTTGATGGACGAAATTGGTTGCCCTCCGCATGGTTCTCACATGACAGGCTATCCTGATCGCGACATGCAGGACTCCAGAGAGCATTAAAACTGTTACCACTCCTCTTCTTCATCAACCGTAAGATCGATGCGAATGTTTTCCGGTGGAATGTCCTTGAAGTATTTCAAGGCCCGATCCTGAAGCTTGTTAAAACCATCAACAACCATCTTTTCGCGTTCCGGAACAACAGGCAGTTTATAAGATGCCGCCGCTGCTCTCGCCATCGCAATCGCAGTACCTTTCACCCTATCCCACTTGTCAAGACGAGTGTTTAGAAGGGAAAATCCGTAACACATCTGATCACCGACTTTTACCGCCACCACGACGCCTCTTGGTTGATTCTTCTCGTTTCTGATATATAGTTTTAATACGTTTTCCATATGTTTATAGTATTCTAGTGTTTAATGTGAAATCTTATTGCTCGATAAACCAAGCTAGTATTTTTTTTTCTTAAAATGGGATGGGAGATATGTTTCGCTCTCCCATCCCCTTGTTTTGTCCGCTTAGAACTTACAGTTCCACGTAGTCCGCTCCGTCATAAGACTCCCAATACTCATCCAACTCTTGTAAAGCGTCCAACACTTCCATGCGAGTCACCCAATTAGGGGAGAAAATATTCTGAATCTGACGAACAGTGACTTCATCATACCCGTCTTCGCGTTTTCCAGTGAGATACTTCTCGATACGATCCACCGTAGCGGAACGTTCCTTTTGAACATCGGGAACCAACGTGGATTCGCCCTTCTCGTCAACCACGGATGCGGTGATTTCCTGTCCATACGCGGAAACCACTTCATACTTACAAACGCGGCACTTCTGGAATGAACAGCCGGCAGGAACCGACACAACATCCGCAGGATTGACCTTGACGACAACCATCATATGGCCCCATCCCGAAGCATAATCCAGTGAACCGACATGGAGACCGTGTGAACATTCGTTGTGACGATTGTCATCGACGTCCCGACGAAGAACTTCCACGATCTCACCAACTCCGTTGTAAATATGCCCGGTTTCATCCACCTGACCTCTAACAACCTTAGTTTCCTTGTTTCCATGGATGGAATAAAGAGTAGGGGAAACGCCCTTGTAAGCAAGGAAGCATCCGTCTTCCGTAATAGGGAGTTCCTTATACTCCAAAAAGTCCACCAACTCCTTAACGGAAGTGGAACTAGGGTTAAGAGACAGTTTCTTCCAAAACGCTTCAAAGTGTCCTAGTGGGAGACCATCCTTGATAATGGACTTCACTTTCGTTGAAAGTGCGGGCGGGAGTTCCTCCCCATTGTAATACACGTTGCCGTCTACCACATCGAAATGTTCCTCATCCGCGATAACATCTTCCAGTTTATCCTCCGGTATCCCAAGGATACGATTGACTTCCGCCTCTTGATCTTCCAACGGAAGTTGGAAAACCTTGACAATTAGTGGATAACGTCTGTCCGTTTTTTCCACCCGAACGCTTTTCCCGTCAAGAAAAAGCACGATTGCTGCTGTGTTTGTAATGTACTTCATACCTTCTTATTCTACTATTAAAATCCCATTTGTCAAGTGACGACGCCATGATATCCTAGTGTTTTACTCGATTGTTATGGCCCAATGATATCTAGGAGTGGATGAAAACACCAAATTGCCCGCTTCGTCATACCTATTGAGGTATGTATCACCGTAAGGACCGTATATAGAAGAAACGCGTCGATTTTGATCATCATAACCAAACACACTCTTATGCCCACTTCCATCTGTTTCCGAAATCTTGTTATCTCGTTCGTCATACTCGCAAGTAGTAAAGCTACCGTTCCGGTCTGTCGAGATCCGGTTGTTACGCTCATCATATTTATGTGTCGTTGGAGCATTTCCCCCGGAAGATGATTCAGAGATTAGATTGTTGCGCTCATCATACTCAAACGTCAATGTGCCATGGCTAGAGGTCTTAGAAATCATGTTGCCACGCTCATTATACGCGTACTCACATTCAGTACCACGATTCGAACAAGTCTGTCTGGTCATGCGGTTTCCCTCATCATACTCGTACACCCATTCAACACCGTTGGGAAGAGTTTTACGAGTCATATTGTTACGCTCGTCATATTCATACGTATACAACCCGTTTTCAAACTTCGAGCAAACACGAATATTTTCAGAAACCACGTTTCCTCTCTCATCATATACAAGAGTAGGTGCTTCCGCCCCATATTCTTCCTTTGGAACGACTCGTAGAACCTTCATCTTATCCGTGACCCCCTTATCTCCAAGGATGGCCACACTACCAAGAATCTCAATTTCTATCACCACAATATCCTTGGTATATAGATAGTAGTTGAAAACGTCCCTCACTACCGGACAGAAGTGAAACCCGTGGTCACACATTTCCATACGGGTTATCGAATACGTCTTGCCTACCTCATAAGTAAGCTCCCAGCATTTCATATTTATAGTTGCCTTATATGCTTTCATGTTTTTATTATCTCCTAGTGTTTTACTCTGGTTGGCCCGCCCTAAACGCAAGATCAATCTGGACCGTTAAATCTTCAAACTCCGTATCCCACAAATCCCCATAGGAGTACCGTACGTCAAACGACCGAACCGTAACCAATTTGTTTGCTGGCAACTCTTCTAAAAAGTTTATCTTCGTGTATGGATACCCCATTTTAAGGTGATGGTTATAATCCTCGTTATCCACCAGAACCTTGTTAAGACCTTTTAACTTGGGAACGTTCGCCCCCATGTCTTCCCGGCCATATATATTATATCCTGCTACATTCAACTCCATTAGTTGATTTACATACGTAATATACTCCACTGTTCCCCATGATAAAATGCCAACGTTCTTGTGTCCTAGTATCGCCTGATAATAAGCTATCAAGTCCTTCGACCATTCCCGTAAGAAAGACACATACCACCCATCAGACAGGGTATATTTCTCCCCTTTCCAATGTTGGGTATATATCTCCAACAACTGATCCGCATGATACTCGTTATTGGCATATAAAGTGGAAATCAGAGTCTCGTCAAGATCTAAGAATAAAAACCTTTCACTCATACCGTGTACTCCTTCTCCGCGTCAAAAAAGAACAATTCGTTGATATCCAAACAACGCGCATAAACCCCGTCAATCTTCTGAGTCATTGAATTGTGAAAATGTCCGTAGAACAAAGTCTTCGCTTCAGACCTATCCACAATATCAGTCATGGTTTTGCGCTGATTAGCACAATCCGCCATTAAGGTAGGATCTCTATCCACATACCATCCATAATGATTGGGTAAGGTCGCCGTGGGGTGATTGAACTTCTCAGGACAATCATGAGAGAACACAATATCACACTTCGGAACGTCCTCAAGAATCGGAGTGGCTTCACCCGCCCAATAATCAAAATTGTTTTTTCGAGTAACCCTATCCACGCTGATTCCACCACCTACTAGAAGTGCGGTCTTTCCATTGGGGAATGTCGCAACGTCTCCGGTCTTGACCATGGTTACATTACACCATATGGAATCCCAAATCTCAGGATATGTAGCGTCGTGATTTCCGTGATTGATATACAGTCGGATATCCAAATCCTTACATATCTGGTTATACATTCCCAGCCAAGTAAGGGCATTGTTTATAGAATAAGCTATATCGCCAAACCCCAACGCCGTATCCCCACAATGCCAGATATCGCTGCCCTCTATTACCTCACGGGTTTTTAAGATATCCCGCGTGATCTCCAAAGAGTGTGTATCCCCAAGCAGGATAATTTCATTTTTTCTAAAGTTGTAAGTCACGCCGCTATGATGTCCTAGTGTTTATCTGCTTTCGTCCGATTTCCATCGTTCTCTCAATTACCAGACGGGCTTGTTGATTGGCCGAATGGATATAGTACACCGGGATTTCCCGCTGAAGCTCCTTGCACCGTTCCACCAAGTACCGCGCACAGTCACAACCGGATTTCACTCTCTCCGTACAAGAGGGATTTCCGTTGTGGTACAAGTCGTTATCGAACGACACCACGGCAGGAATACCTTTTTCCTCGATGTATTTCACGAACTCTTCGTATGACCGTACGATATCCCAACTTCCGTATGGAATCCCGCTCGCAGCGAGGAGATACTGGTTATGAGAATATGCGTACGCACTTGAAGGCATCCTAACATCGTCTAAAAACAGAAAACCCCCTGTTGAGGATGGTTTTGACTCGTATTTTTGTTTAGGGGGTATTGGAAGGTCTGGTGGTTTTTTACCCTTTGTAAAATCGATGTTATCGTACCTTTCCCAATACTTTCTATGATCCCTCGGACGAACCCAGCTTTGTTTCCCTTTCCATTCGCTCATTACGTTCTATTTCCTCTCTAGCCAGCTCCAATGTTTCAAATAACCTGTTGCTTGGACTATTCACATGAATATCATCCATCAACATCCAGCGTATAGAATCCTTCCATAAGTAAGGTAACGCTATATAACGTTCATGTTTATAAATGGTATTGCCTGTAAGACTATCCGTACCCTTTTCCCAAAAAACTTCTTGTCGGGTCAAGTCTATGGTCCATTTACCGTCGTCACCGTATTCTAAAATACCCTTACGGCTTATACTTTGAATCGCTTCTAAAAAATCCCTATTAGACGCCCAATCAGTTACTACTTCCGGAGAGTACTCGTTAGTATCAACTAACGAAAACAGTATAAAAATAGATCCTATCTCCGATGGAGTCAGGTCATGTTCAATCAATTCCGAAGGTAACGTGATATCCTTACTCATGAATCCTCCAATACATCGTTTACGAGGCGTCCGTGTCGGGCCAAGTATTCTTCGAAAGTCTCTCCCTCGGAATTATTGAATAGGTAATCAAATACCCAATCTTCTCCCCCATCCTTAAGTTTAAGATCGACGATCACGCTATCATAGAAGTTATCTATCAACCCCTGCGTATACTCTATGGTTTCTTTGGCTTCCTCGATTAAGGTTTCTTGTTCAGACTTGACGTCTTTTTCATGTATGCTTCGCATCGCCTCTAAGAAATCTACAAGATCTTCGTCCGTAAAGGACGGAATGGAATCAAAATATTCCTGTAGCTCCGGGTCTAATGTAAAATCTCCTACATGACAATGGCGACATTTACATGTATCACTAACTTGTTTGTTTATAACTCTCATATTTTTATCCTACGTTTTTCAAGAACCAATAACTAATCTCCATATCAAAATCCTTCTGGTTCTTGATACATCCCTCTTTTATGAAGATAAAAGAGTCTGGTCGTTCATTACTTACATCGTTCCATACATCGATCACGTCTTCGCTAGTCATGATGAAGCTGTAGCTTCCTATATTGCCTTCATATAGCACCTTATTCATTGTTTTGTTTCATTTTGTCTGGATTAGAGTCTTGAAAGTAACGTTTTCACAGTTTGTTTATACCGATAGGTTGCCATATTGTTGGGCAGCGTATTCCATTTTTGAATCAGAACCGCAAAAAACTCGTCCTTGTTGGTCAGTCCATACTCAGGGATTCCTAGTTTAGTGGAAATCCTCTTTCTCCATTTATCGGCAATCGCTTCCTCTTCCTTGGATCTTAGTTTGGCCGATACGTCATACCTCTTCTTTTTAGCACGTCTCCAGTAAAAGTCAAGCATATCATTGTACGCTTTCTCCAGCATAGGTTCGGATTGCTTGGGAATCAGGTCCGCAAGGTAATGCGCGTACTCATGTATATAGGATTCGGGATCTTCCGCCGCGTATTCATCCACGTATATCATCCTATCATAATATAACGCAATTGGGGTATCCTTCGTATACGCCTTAAATAAAGGATTTTGGTATTTATTCGTAATTATTATTTTTGGCTTTTTATTAGGGAGAAGTCCAGTTATTGAACTTAGAAAGTTATTAAATGCGTAAATAAATACCCGATACTCGTACGAGGTTGGAGCGTACTTACCAGTCGCGTACTTATCCACAAAAACCTGAACCCCATACTTCTCATAAAGCTTTCGAACAGACGGGTCCAGCTTGGTTCTTAGTATTCCAAGACCCTTATCAAAGGCTAGGTTATCAAGCCATTTTTCCGCCCTATCTGGAAACACCTTATGTAGAGCCGTATATTTCGCTCTAATGATTGATTCCTCATCGTTCAGACCTTCCCCTTGAATAACCTTATTCTTCCAGTCGTCCGCAGTTGGCGTTTTAACTTTACGGTAATCTATGTTCCCGCCAGTACGCGCCAACTCCTGCTTTCGTAGAGGATTTCTAATCTTCTCTAATAAGGTGGAAAATATCATGCCAATATTTACTTAGCGTTTGCCGCTTTAGCTAACTCCGGGTTTAAAACCTGTAACCATCCACCGGGGAGGGAGACCAAACTTCCTGAAAGGCCAGTACATTCACAAACATGGTAAGATTTGGACTCCAACTCGGAATCTATTTTCCGGAATTGCTCATAGTACAACCTATAGTCCGGTCCATAGAAAAATCCTTGGTTTCTAAGCCCGCCCAACTTTTCCTTCAGTATAAAGGTTTTAAAATGAATCTCATGCCCGTTCGCTTTAGCGGTGTTTACAAGTTCCCGGGTTTTTACACAAAAATCCCGAATTATGTCCTTCCAACCAATGCCACATTCAAACCCGTATCGTAGGTTGCAAATCTGATCAACCTCAAACGTTCGTTTACACCTTTTAAAGTCCTCCAATACTTCAGGGGAAGGTTCTAAAAAGATTTCTGGAAACTCTTCTACGAGATCTTTCCACTCTTGGGTTATATTGGTTCTTAAAAATTCCATACAATTTATTTCTCGTAATCCGCTATCAAATAAATGCTGTTGGCAGTGGTCACATATGTAACCCCGTGTTTTTCCTCTACTTTTTCAACCTTGGACGATACAAAAACGCCGGGACAAGCCACACCGTTTCGAACAGTCCTATAAACCACCATATGACCATCCACCACAGGTTCGACCTGTATCTCCCCTAAAATCCAATATCCCACATTGGGGGATAGGTGATCGGAGCTTCTATATTCCTCCACAGACTTAGCGGATTCCGCTGTCGTGGTTTCACTGAGGTTGATCTTGGTAATCTTCTTTTTCACGCCCTCAAATTATCCTAGTGTTTAACGATAATGTTTACGCAACAATTGTTGCACCTAATGTTGAAATGGTTGCCGCGCCGTTTATAATAGAAACCAGTTCGACTCCGAACGTGTCTTCTCCTAAAGCTACAATCGCGAACCCATTGGTCCAATTCGGACTACTCGCATAAATCGGGTTTAGGTCGCACATGCATCCTATTTCATACCCGCGAAGCTGATGTTCTTCTCTAGCACCGATGGAAGGCTGACGCAAACTCACGCATCCCATGCGGTGAACATGTCCCATCATTATAGACGCCCGGAATCGCTCCATTTCGCCCATCACCGAACTCCCCGGGTTCTTCCTTACTGTAGTGCCATGCATGACATATAGCCCGTTCAGATCAACGTAGTCCACCAACTGAACATACTCTCTATAGGGACCAAGAAACAGGTTCTCATAGCTCAACATATCCACCACTTCCGGCAGTTTGGCTAGCTCAGGAATCCGTTCATTTAAGTACCGTCTAAGTCTTGATTCAACTCCACCGGACGAGTGGTTGGCGTTGGTTTCATAAATGGTTGCACCATTACTAATGGAAATCAACTCATGTAAAAAGTTCTGGTAGGCGACTCTCTCTGTCAAGAGGTCATATCCCTTGACAATATCTTTTGGAAATCTCGATAGAGCTAGAATATCGCAGCTATCGCCATTGATGATTATAGTAGAGGGGTTTAGACGCCTGATAGTCTCAAATAATATCGCCACGGACTTCTCACACTGTAAAGGAAAGTGTAAGTCGGAACAAACCACCGCATAGGACGACAGCTCCACTTCTGGAACAGAAGCTTTAAGGGCGGGAAGATTTATAGGGGCCAGTTGTTCCAAGAAGTCCAACACTTCTTCTTCCGTTCTACGAAATTTTTGTTTACCGTCCCGGTCCAAATTATGATTGATATAAGGAGTGACCGTAGGGTACCCCGACGTCTGTGATTTTCTCACCCAATCTTGTGCGGTGGATTTGGCTACTCCAAATTCCTGATATATCTCCGTATAAGTTTTTCCACTGTTTCGGGCTTCAACTACTTGTGTTTGTATATTCATATCTTATGTTTAAAATCCATAGCATCTTTTAATCCGTGGAAAAAATCTAATGTCTCTGCTTGAGAAGGTTTGGTGTGTAAGTCGTCAAATGCGTCTTGAGCTTCCTCCAAGGTATCATAGTGGGAGTGAATGTCAACCCTGTTCCGGTATTTTTGTAGAATCGCGTAGGAACCATCTTCCTGTCTCCTAATCGCATATTTTATGTGGGATTTGAAGTCTTTCACTTCATCTATTTAGTCAGCCGCCGCACGAACCTTTTATCCCGGCCATGGTTGTAGCCACTTCTTCTTTGTACCTTTTCCATTTTTCAATGAAATGTTCATCCCCGATTATAACCGGATCTGCCTTGTCTACAACCACATCCCACGCGAAATCATCCAAGCATTTGCAATGTAGATAAATCTTATCTCCATCCTCTTCAGTGTGTTGCCGGATACCCACCACATTGCCATCCATTTCAAAGGTATTGTCTAAATCGCGTATGAGAACCCCCGGCCTTCCATCGTAGTACCAAGGCAACCTTTGTAAAAACTCTATATCTCCTATGGAATAGACCTCACATTCCCCGGCAGGGTCGATTTTCATCAACTCCTCGATAAGTTTCTTGGTTTTCATCTACTATATTTATCCCGACGATGAACAAGGATCGTCTTGTTATTTAAATCAACCATATGAGTAGTTTACCCTATCATTTCCCTAAGTCAAGGGTAAATATTTTCATGAATGATTATAATGAAGATTTGGACCGGGACGTTGAGGATATTATATCCCAATTGAAAAACCATAATCATAAAACTTCTACCATTGAAAAAGATCGACCAGATTTATCAAAAGACGATATTGAAAAGTTTGTAATAGATAATGCGTCCTCTGTAATCTCTAATTGTGTTGACATGTTACAAACCCTGTCAAAAGACGTTGGTACCGGGGCGGTAGACGCCAAAATGGTAGAAAGCATTGCCGAATTAGCAAAAGCCACAACTTCCGCTATTGACGCTCTTTCCAAGCTGAAGTTAGCGGAGGATAAGCTGAAGGGACAAAAAGAGATCAAGCAGATGGATATCGACTCCAAGAACAATGTAATGAAACTGATGAACATTGGCACTGAAAACCTATTAAGTAGGGAAGAACTACTTAGAACAAAACTTTTACCTACGGACTCTGAAAAGGAAAAAGCGGTTATAGACGTTTAAAACGGTCATGTTCCTAGCTGTCCTGTATTAGTATTTAATTTATATATCTTACTATTGGAGTTCTCGACTGGAACCACAATCTCGGACTTCCTCCGCTCATCGGAATCGAATATATCACCCATTAGGTCAAATGCAAGCTCCTTCGCCTCGTCCTTATCCGCCACCTTGACTGTGACCTGCATATTAGTGGAAGTGGACTCATTCTGTGCCAATGTAAATGGAGAATATTGCTTTTTAGAGGTGTACATTCTATAATCCTCAGATCCCAGATACGATTGTACCTGACCCGCTATATCAGAGAACGATTCCGCCACGTTATCATAGGCACGACTGTCTTTTAGCAGATAGTTGCCCGCAGGGGATAGCGCCATTCCACCTCTTGGTTCTTCCATGTATCGATATTGGGGACTTTTATCAACCAATGGGAGGGTATTGTCCAAAGCTAGACAACCCGCGATACTGCTTCTAAAGACATTCTCAACCTGCTTTACCGCATTGGTAAGGGAGTTCTGTACGATTGGCGGGAGCTTTACAAACGTGTCCAACCCGCATCCAGTAGGGTAATAATCCGACCCGATGGCGGAAGTGCTGGCACATGACCGTGACACATTACCCGTGCATCCCATACAATCGGGCGACTGGCGGAAATACTTCTTATTCGCGGAGTACTCCTTCACATACTCGGTTAGCGCACAATTGTTCAAATTATCCACATAGTACTGAATGGAGTATGGGTCCAATGCCGCGCCTTCCTCGTCCAGCTTGCTTATGAACTTTTTGAGTTGCGGCAATCCCAGCTCAAACACCTTCTTAAACTCCACCATGAAGTCGATATCAACTGACGTGAATTGACTATCCTGAATACCTACAACATTTTGTAGGTCTTCTTGGGTGAAGCATATCGCTCGCAGGGTCTCGATTTTATTAGTCATTATTCAACTCCCTCCGATATCTTCGCGTGTGGCCCAACGTAGGTCTTGGAACACATCATTTCATTGGTATATAGGTCCGCTACAAACACATGTCTCAACTCCGTGATGAACCACCTACCTAACAGCTTTTGGTCCACCTTCCAGTCCCTATCGTTGGTTCTGGTAGAGATGATGTCGATGAACTTGCCTGACCGTCTGGTTGTGTCTCCCACATTGGAGAACGACGCCTGTAGATTATAAAATGTTAGAACGTTATACATCTCAGCCTCCACTATCTTCACCCCGTTTTCAATGGGGTATGGGAAGTGGAATCGACGAAACTTCTTAGGTGTCGTCTTGTTCTTAACGGCGAAAGGTTTTGGTGCGTCTTGAAGGGTCTGAAAAACGTCTACAAACTTGGTTTTCCACTTTTTACGTATATCCTCGAACTTGAGCTTGCGTATATTTTGAACTCCTAGAAACTTGTTATATCCAAATACCAGACTGTTGATGAAATAGTCCGTACTCCACCCGTATTGAGGAGTGGAGTATCCTAGGTTTTTTACCGCCCCGAAGTATTTGCTGATGGGTGCTTCCGCATACGGATGGTTGGGGTTGTTTACTCTAATCTCGTCTGATGAATCCCCCACAACGAACGCTTCCAATAGATTTAGTTTGTTTTTCCTGAAAATGTTTGAAAGTAACTCCAAGGTGAACTGTTTGGCCTCGTAGTCATACCCCATCAAAGCCTTAACATATAAGTCTCCATCCTTAGCGTAGAAGAGTCGTAGTAAATGCCGAATAAGGTCGATATATCTATATGTTGCGGGAGGTATATAATCAAATAGCTCGAAATCTCCAGTTGACCACCTCTCGTTATATATCTTATCGGCCCCTAATAGCTCAGTGACAATCTCTTTTATAATCTCCCCAACAAACCCGCTATATTTCTTACCATAGGGGATTTTATCAGAGAATGGTAAGGCGTTCTTATCTAACAGAGTTAAGGTTTTTATGTTCTCTGTACGAACTTCCGGATTTACCATATCCATTTCATCAACGATGGAAAACACATATTCATACGGCTTATTATACTGCGTTGGAGAAGTATCCTTGATTTTGAACATTATTTTCATCTCGTCCCGCCCGTCTCCCCGAATGAAAAAGTCCTTTTCCAGAAAGTTGTAAGGGTTAGCGATGGATACTGTTCCAGAAGCGAATGGATCGAAAACGTTATCCACCAAAGTCATACCACGAATGGCAGACTTGGTTAGCTTGATAGGAGGACTGTCCGCATTTGTAATTGTGAACTCGCACTCATATTCAATATCATTGATACGAAAAACTTCAGCCATTAGTAGTGTCTCCCTCCATACGTTGTAGCGTTATTTATGTCCTGATATATGGATGTTCTGAAAGAATCCTTGATGTATTTTATCTGCGTACCACCTTCTACAACAAATGGTGCGCCCACAAACTTATCCTTATTAAGAAGATATAATATCCACCAACTTTTAATATCTCCGTAAATCTTATAGGAAAGTATGGTTAGAGGAGTGTTGTTAAGCACGTCTCTAAACTCTATATACTCATTATCTATCTCCGGAAAATCCACACGCTTTAAAATGTTGTAGGTGTAAAAATCCTTGTTGTTTACAGATAGCTCAAAAATCTTGAAAATCCTCTCGTAGTTCATGATATCCAATGTATCAAGAGCGTCTATCTGGTTTTGATATAATCCTGTATCTATCATGTTAGTCTTCTGTGTTTACTTGGTCCATGAACCCGCCGTGTTCCAGCGTCAATGATTGGAACACCATGGTAATAAGATATCCTTCTGGAACAATATCATTATCAATCATCCGCTTCGTCCCTAAAAATTGGACGTTGAATTGGGTACACCACGCCCATTGAATGAACCTATGGCCCGGGATAGTTATCTTGTATATTCTAGGAGGATCGACTGAAATGCTGTTATGTCTCAATGGACGGTTCATCTTTGTGAGCTTGGTGATTAAATCCTTGTTTTGTTTAATCGCTCCCTCGTTGATAGTATTAGACAACGCGAATGTAACCTCCACCGGACCATCATTTTTTTCAAACTGATAGAACATGGGAGTTTCCACATATGAACCAGGATTTCCTCCCCCTGCAACTCCCCCAGAAACAGTTTTTATAGCTCCCATAAAATCTTTATTGTATATTTGGGAAGTAGCAGTAGCCATAGCATCCGTACCTATAATCCCTCCCACCTGTGCGATATTGCCGACCATAGATTTAGTCCAATCGTTTAAAGCTGTTCCTATACCGTTTCCTCCCCCGATACCATCTTGGAAAGTATCTCCAAAAGTGTTTGAAAACGCCCGAATAGAATCATTGAAATATGGGAACCTGAAAGTCTCGTCCGCTTCCGCCACATCCCCATACATCCTCTCATAAAACGACTTGGCGTTTCCGTCCTTATTATCCACTATATTTTGATAATTCTTAATAGTCTGGACTAGATTGTTGGTTTTCAACTTATATGAACGCATCCATATCCTCGGCGCGTTCTTTCTAAACGTCGAGTTTTTTGGCGCAGAAGTCCAATCATAATTGTTTACCACATCTATATCAGCCATATCATTATTTAAGCGATGACATAAGGACTGTCAGCAAACCCTTCCCTATTAGTAGCTACTTGGATGAGAGGTGATTTATTGGATGCTTGGGGAGGTGCTATACCCCCGCCTCCACCACCCCCGCTTATACCAGCGATTCGGCGTAATTCGGACAATGAGCTATTACCAACTCCGACCAATAATCCAAGTAGGCGTATCTGCTCTATGGACGCTTTGTATAAATTGGCTAGTGTGTCCACCGTCTCTCCCCGTTCAGGCATAACCAGAGTAACGGGAGGACTCTTGGAAACCAGTGATTGTTTATCTTCAGCCAACTTGATATAAGCTCCCGCCATGATCCCTTTGGTGGATTCCCGAACTCCTGCCTCCGCAGAAGCAACCGTGTTGCGTACCTGCTTCATCATTTCACCGGACTTATCCGCCAATGATTTAGATCCCATGGAGAAGGAATCCCATATATTACTCATATAGGAGAATGTAATGTTCGCCGCTTCCTTGGCCTTATTACCAACAGTGTCAACCATTTGCTTAACGTTGTCTCCGGTCCAAGTAGAGCTAACCATGTTCGCCAAGTCTCCGGTCAAAGCCTTCAACCTATCCCATACCAGATCTTTTATCCATCCAATGAGTTCCGAAACCTTCTTGGCCATCCAACCCGCTATATCTTCCAACATGGACGAATTCGCGACGGGTTTCTGTACGGTTTCTTTCGTTCCACCGACCATACCCATAAACGCTCCCATTCCGTCGAGAACCATTTTGGCATCCCCTCCGGTTAAGAAACTAAGAAGACCTATACCGATGTTTCCTAGTCCATCCATGATGTTTCCCGCTTTAATATCGTCCCACGCCATCATGAATCTATTGACTGAACTCAAAATCGGTATATACTGACGTTTACTCCATAACCACGACCCGATAGCGGACATCATACCATCCGGTATGACCGAACTGGCGGCAACGGCGGCAGGTTCCGCTTTAGTACTGCTGGTCATACCTGTCAATATCGAAAATCCGGTAGCGAATTTATCCACATCGATTCCAGTAAGCAACTCAAACATCGCATACCCAAAATGTTTAACACCTGACACAACTTTACCCGCCTTCAACTCATCCCACGACGACGCAAACTTGTCGATAGAACTCAATACCGGAATATAATTTCGATTATTCCATATAAACGTTCCAATAGAAGACGCCATATCCTTAAGAATATCTATTTTTTTAGCCTGTTGTGGATTTCCTGCTGATTGTCCAGACTTTACATCCAGATACGCATTCAGAACGTCCAACCCTAATGATAAAGCAGTGCCAAAAGGGGGTGGAATCAAATTACATAACGCACTAAGCACATCGATTATCGCACCTACGTTATCATCATTCTGATATCGGTCCCACGCAAACCAAAGAGATACAATTGACCCTAAAAACGGAATTCGTTTCGCCGCAATACCGAAGTGCCTAAGAAGCTTCACCGACATTTTAGCGAATAACCCAACCCCGACTTTGGCAAATATTTTAGCCACTCCTTTAAACGGACCATTCTCCATTAGTCCACCTATCAATGCTGCCAACGCTGCTGTACCAACTCCCATAAAGATTTTTCCTATTCCACTCCAAAATCCCCCTGATTGTTCTTTTCCTTCCTTGTTCTTGGATGATAAGGAAGGCGGAATGGTAGTTTTGGCTAGTGTTTTATCCTTGGTGTCGGGAGCCATTTTCTTCTGATAATCGAAGAACATCTTGTTAAACAACGTAAATGTTTCTTCAAGAAGACGCTTGGCATTCGGAGGTAACTTGGTGGGAAGCTTCTTACTCCCAATAGAGGTACCAACAATGTTCTTATCAGCAAGGGCTTTATCCTTGGGAACGCCCTTTTCTTCTACAAGCTGGTCTAATAGCCCTAAAAGCTCGCCTACTATTTGTATGAGTTTATCATCCACAAATAATATTTAACCGATCATTAAGAATCGAAGAAACCTACATCAATTTCCAGAATTTTGGTTTCCCCATTAAGCTCAATTGTAAGCAACTCAGTCTCAGCCTTTTTAATGTCCTGAATAAACTCGATGATCTGTTTATTGATGGATATTGGCAAATTATCCACGATTTTGGCTCTATCACTCACGGGGATATCCAAGAAAACCAATTCCTGTTCTCCAAACTTAATGGATTTGATGTATTTTACAATCTCATGGGTATATACATTACCGATATTTTTTCCAACCTCCGCTTCTCCGTCTTTTTTAAGTAGATCAATCGTAACCTGTATAATCCGATTCTCCGATGCGAGAGTAGGAACTTCCACTTCCACTGTCAAGTCTCCGGTAATCGTCTTGGATTGGACCACCTTGAACTTCTTAATCTTTTTCAAAATAGGTGACAGCTTTCCTTTCTCCCCACCAACCCTGATTTGATCACCAATCGCATTGGCCCTTAGTTGTAGTATAATGGGCAGCCTGTCCGTGGTTTTTAAATCATCCAACGCGGTATTTTCCATGACAACTCCGTTCAGAATCTTTTGGAACTTTAAAGACCCAACAACCCCATCCGCCACTGTGGAAATAAGATCCTTCTGTTGTTTAAACGATAGAGGGGTACAATCAACCGCAGGTTTGGCAGAATTCACATATACCGATACCAGAGGGGCTTTTAGTTCTTGGATTTTATCCAGCAGAGTCTTAACGTTGTCGTCCATGCCCACTATTTAAGCACACGATTGCCATTTGTCAATTGGTCCCGGCGTTCATTTCTTCCGTGAACCTATTTATATAATACTCAATGTCCTGTAAAGTGCTATCCAGTAATAGCTGCCCGTCGATCTTCTTGGATAATAAATAGATAGTATCTCTGAAATAGTCTTCCGTGTATCTGGAAAATATCCCCTTTAAAAACAAATATGGGTTGTTCGTTAAAAAGTTGAACTTACACGACTCTAGAAGGGGATTATTGAATGAAACGACCTTCGTGGTGTCGTTTAATATACTATTCATTATAAGATTGTATGAATAGGCGGGTAGATTGTTGATAATAGTACTTTTTTCGTATAAAGATAGATTTATCAGATTTATAGAAACACCATATAGATTTATGTATTTTATAATATCGTAAATAGGAATTATATCATTAGTACTAACATACCTTTGGGGAATGTCAAGTACTAATTTCATGTCTGTGTTCTGTATTACAATCTCATTATTAAGTGTTGATGGTAATTCTGATAATATATAAGATAAAGATATTTTAGTAGGAATATTATTGATGTTGAGTGTTATCGTATATGATACATCATTCTCCCAAGCAGTTAAAATAGACTTAAACTTTTCAAAAGTGTTATCTCCTTCAAAAGTGTTGAAATAGTCCACCAATACCTGCGATTGCTTTTTATTATCAGCGATTGTAAGTTCCCGCAACTTACCAAATGTAATGGTATTCATAACTGTTCGTAGTTGGTACACGCAAACGTAACTGACTGTATCTTAAAGTCCGTGTTGTCATAATTCAGAGTAAACGGTTCAACTGCGGTTGGAAAGGCTTTACGAAACCGGAATCCTCTTATAAACTCCCCATCGTTCTTATACTGCCTGACTATCATCGTAGATTTCAGGGTGGGGCCGTACTCCACCAATCCCTTTATACCAACTGCGATCATCCATGGTCGGAAGAAGTTATGGACAATATCATCTTCCGTCTGTAGGAAGTTGACCGACGTACTCCGATTTAGAAAGTTAGAACGAGCATTTAGTCCATACCCCGGAAAATACCCACCCATACCTGATCCTGACTCCAGTGTAGTAAACTCGGAAGTTTCATTAGGCAGCGAGACTTCTTGCGCGACTAGGATATTACCACTTTTCGTGTAATTGGAAGGGTCTGATTTAGCGACCCATTTTTCATCCGCGTCTTGTAGAACGGAGTTGATGGCGTCTTTCGTCACCCCGTCAATGGTCACTCCCCATAAAACAGGCAGATGTAGGAAAAACCTATTATCTTGGGAAAACGCTGAAAAGAACTCATCGATACTCACTGACACACAAATATTTAGAGCCTCTGTTATATAATACAAAAATCCGGTCATCTTTCGACAACCGGATTGAGAAAGAGGGGATACAATTAGCTGAAATCTTCGTACCAGTGGTAGGAGAACGTCGCGTTTAGAGTCTTGATTTCACCTGTACCATCGGCAATAGCGTACTCCACTTCTCCGATGGATCTAATGGAAACCCCTACGAACTTGATCTCTTTGACCACTTGGAATCCTGTACCTGCTTGGTTGCCAATTCCACATGGAAGTGCTAAAACATCGACTACCATTACGCTTTCTGGTCCGGGCATACACATGTTACCTGTCGTGGTTTCGTTATTAAAGGTCAACCTAGAAGCTTTTTCAAGCTTGGTGCGTAAATCCAACTCCTGATCCATATAAAACTCGATGCTATATGACTCTGATCCGGGGTACACTGCTCTACCATTCACATGGAAGACTTGACCAGAGTAATTTACGGTCTTGTCCTCAATATCCCGCCCGGGTAGTTTAGCAGTTTTGGCGAACACTAGGTCTGTTTCTCCGTTAAGAGACATCCCCGGAACGGTGATTTGTTTGATACGCATGAAGAAGTCTCTTGAAAATTGCTTCTGGGATGCTACATTGAAAAAGTTGTTGATATCGACTGGCATGTTAGTATTTACCATTTAATGTATGTTTTAGCTCAATAGGTATCAAAAACCGTTAAATAGTATCCATGGAGCCGTTCACAAATTTTTTCCAAGAAGCGATAGATCTAAACTTGGCCAAAGAGAAACAAATGACCCGTACCAAGAGTAATGCTTATAAAATACCGGAAATAAACGAAGTGTTTGGAAACAAGGACCGTCTAGTATACGATTTCAACTTTGATTTTGAAGCCGCGTTCTCCAATGTGGTATCGGACATGACCAGCTCATACAACCAGATTTCCAATTTCATAGAGCAACACGGGTATGATATTCCTAACGTAAAAGCTTATATTGACGGGATATGTAAAAAACCCGGAGATAAGAATATATATAAAATTGGTCGAATCCTTGAAAAATTGAAACAGCCCATGGTATCTATTATGGGAAGAAACGAGGAGTCCAAGGATCGCCCAAAGTACACCCATTTATTTAAAACCGACCCCATACGCCATGTACAAGACAATAAAACCAGCATTGTAATATCCCGACACCCGTATGATATATATGGCATGTCAACCGGACGGTCATGGACATCCTGTGTTGACCTGAAATACCGTAAGGAAGGCAACAACTCCTGTACCCTACCTGCTGAAGTCAACGAGGGGACATTGGTGGCATACCTAATACCTTCTTCTGAAGTAAGACCGAACGGTAAAGTGGATTTACGAAAACCTGTATCTAGAATAACCCTGAAACCGTTACGCAACATGGAGGGGGAACTTGGGTACGGGGTGGCAAAGCCGTACGGGGCGGCAATGATGGAGTTTACCAACTTCTGTAAAAAATGGGCGGTGAAGAACTTCAATAGTAAAGTCAAGAACAGAAGTGGGTTTAAGCTAGCCAATAACGTCTACCCTGATCCACATAATGCCGAAGGGTTGCAGAAAGTCACTGATGTAGAAGATAAGATACGGGAAGAAGTGTACGCAATGGACAACCTTAAAAACGAGGCATTGCAGGCGGTGTCCCGCGCCAACAGAAACAACGTCCATATATACTATAGCTATGATGTGGACAAAGAGGATAATACGTTCCAGTTGTATGGAGGAGTGTACTGGCTCATCACAGACAGTAGTATAAAACATGCCATAAAGAGTCCGGTTAGGTCGTTTAACCCGAAAAACAATCCTCAAATGTGGAAAGATCCAGAGTTCGCTAAAATCGCCAAACAACATGGATTCTACGACCATCTGGTATGGAACAATGAGTTTTTTCAAGGGGTCTCTATAAACGCCCGTCTAGGTATTATAAAGATAGTGTTCTCGACTCCTGATGGGAACCTCGGAACCGCCCAAGATTTAGGAGACATCCTGTTGTCTTTCCTACAAGGGCCGTGTTCGATCCTGTCCAGACCTAGATAATTTACAACGAAAAAGGGGAGCAGAAATGCTCCCCTTTTTTTGACTTATGAACCGCTTAGACTAGCTCCAAAAAGTTAGCGTCCGTGCGTGTTGCTGTGAACTGACAAATTATGAACTCTGCTGTTCTGGTTGGTTTGATATATATATCAGCCACAAGTTCGTTAGAATCTATAACTTGAGGAGTGTTATTGCGCTCGTCACAGACAATCAGGTAATCATACAGACCACCGTTTTGTTTCGCATACTCAAACAAAGGCGTAAGAGTGTTGACAAACCGTGTTCTAGTGTATTCGTTGTTAGGTTCGAATACGTAGAAGATGGCTGCCTTTTTGGTCGGTCTTTCCAGAGCCAAGAACAATCTACGGACGTTGATCCTGTCGAATGCGCTTGGTTTTCTGCTAAGGGTTTTTTGACCGAAGATCGCTATACCTTGTGAGGGGGAGAACAACACAGGGTTGAAGTTGGTCTTATACAACTCGTCCCGTTGTTTCTGATTAGGAGTTACCGCGATGTCAATCACGTTACCACTTACCAATCCTCTGGTATATCCAGCAGGAGCGGACCATGGGAATTCTGCCGCATCATTTCTTGCGAAGGACGCTGCCGCCACGGATGAGAACGGTACCCAGATCTTATCACCCAAGTATTCATCATATGTTTGCGCCCAGTTTGCATACATGGCCGCGTATGAAGTATTCTCAAGTTCGAACTGGTGTCTCATCGCCCAGAAGATATCGGTTTGGAAGTTCTTGCTTCTGTCAGACAGATAGCGGGTGTTTTTTCCAGAGATCATAATATGACGGATCGGGTCGGCTATGAACATACAGTCTCCACGTCCCCCGGTATTACTAGGAAGGTTACAGAAGTTTTCAAACAGGTTGAAAATCGTGCTATAATTGGCCCGCACGCCCAGACCAGTTTCGTCTAGCGGGTTGGAAGTTCTAAGTGAACTAAGCGCGTTAAACGCTTCCGTATCGTCGTAGTATGATAGGTTGCTGCCTTTAGTTGAAGCATAAATGGTTCCTAACCCTGCTTCCACAACCACATCTATGTCATAAATCTCATCATTGCGGATGGTGTCCAAGGCACGTTCAACTTTGCTTGGGATAGACCCAAGATCCTTTTGCTTAACTTGCGCGTCACTAAACGCTCCAAGAGGATACAGGTTATCAGCGTATCCCAAGTTCGCCACTAGATATGACAGTTGAGGATAAAGAACACCGTATTTGTTGGTGGCGGAAAGGGATGCTATAGTACTAAGTGCGCTTACACTAGAATATAGCGCATTGGTCAGCACCCGGACTTTCTTTTGAGGAATACCGTTGGCGTCAACTGCGGTTCTGCCGTAGATGTTGGAAATGTATGGGTTGACTAAAATCTCCACGTTACGGTCATTAGTGTCCTCACTCTCCAAGAAGAAGGATACTTGCGGTCCTCCGGTAGGATTCAGACGCTTGCGGTAGGAGTCGATAGATCCCACAATCGCACCGTCCACCACGTAATCCAGTTTATACGCTTCAGTAGCGAACAGACTCTTACGAAGTTTAAATACTCCAACGTTTAACAGATCGTCATCTTCCCTACCGTCGATGTTATAGTCGGTAAGGTTTTCCATAACTTGGGAAATACTGTTCTTAGGTCCAGTCAGGTAGTTGGAAGATAGACCGAATTCCAAGGTTCCATTAGGAATCGTGGTATAAGTGGTAGCCGCCGTAGTCGCAGATACGCTAACGGTTTTCGCTCCTAAAATAGTGGTAAAGTTGGTAGCAGGGTTGATATTGGAGTTATCCATGATACCAACATAAAATCCTTCGAACTGGCTGTTGATAATGGTCTGGGCCTTGTTCAGTATGATCACCCCGGAATAACCCATCTGGTTTATGGAAGATAGGTTGGCCGCATTTAGAGCGGTGGACTGCCAATTGATTCCTTGTTGAGCTTGGTTATACTGACTCTCCGTCAGTGTAAGGTGTACCGGATTTCCTAGAACATATGTTCCGGACAGTTGGTCAAGGTCTGTAGTAACCGCCGCAGATAAATCGTTGATAGCGGTACTTGATAGTGTTGAAGAGACCAGCGATAAGGAGTTTGCGACTGTGGTAGTCACAAAATTGACCGGATACACCAAAGCGGAGTAATTACTTCCGAATCCATCTCCGGTTCCTGGGCCGTAGGGCAGTCTATATGTATAGATGGTTGCTGGTGAAGTTAAAAGTTCCTTAACTCCGTGATAAAAGTATCTCTCCGCACTATTAGTTGGAATGCCATAAATGCCTTCCAGCTCGTCTTTAGAGGAGATTTGTAACACCTCGTCCATCGGACCTTGAGAGGTATACCCCGTAATAAACACGTTGGTACCGACGTTTTGTGGTGCGATAAGGGATAAATCACGTTCGCGTATCTCGACGTTCGGGGATTGGATTGTTCTAATTGCCATACTTCTATTTAATCTTTTCCATCCAAAAAAATAAAGTATGGAGAGAGAAAAGAGAAATATTATACTTCCAATAGTCTTTCAGTATGAAGCTGGCTGTAGAGAAACGTAAATCCGCTTTCAATTTCCTTCCCCGCGTCGGCTTTTTGGTTGAAAACTATCTCATCCAGAGAAGTAGGGAACGCTTTTATATATGTGAACTTCATACGCTTCTTCCCATACTCATCCAGCCCATAAATGGTCATATTTGTCATATAATCATTGAAATTCTTATCAACCGGGATGTTATTGGCGTTATAAGTCCCGGTTTTCTGGTCATGTAGGAGGTTCAACCACTGATATATGACCCACCAGTTGTCGTACATGGAGTCTATTACAAACTTCACGTTTACCGGAGGGTAGCTGTCTTTGGAGTGGGACGAGACGTATAAAGTGGACCCCGCGTATCTAGCTTCCACTCCTTTTACCGTAATCTGAGGAACGATGCTGCCAAATATGCTGAATTGGACGCTATTCGGGTTGATATGCTCATTATCCCGAATGTACTCACTAATAGTGGACTTTAGAATAGGTGGAACGTCGAAAACAAGTAAGAACTTGTCTTCGCGGGCCTTGTTTAAATAACTTTGGACTGTGGTGTTCACTATATGACTATTTAATATGTTGGTAATTTTCAACCGGCCCCATTTTCAAATACCCCCCCCCCCCCTCCACTATTTTTTAAATCCCCCTCTTGACATTTCCAATCCATGCCCTATCATATCCGTATGAGCAACTTCAAAGCCTTCATAGAGTTCCATCTGATGGGCTGGCCCAGAAGACTTAAATATTAAATAAAAGTAATTATGATAACACAACAAGACATAACTCCAATTATCGAGATTGGGGAGACCCCGAATGGATATATAACCTTTAGAATCGTCAATAATGCTGACATGTCTCTTACAAAGGTAGTAGGTATATTGAATGTCATAGTAGGCGGAATGATATCTAAGGTACCAGATAGTGATAAAATTAAAGTAGAAGATGCTATCTATGACTCCTTCAACAAGACTAGAGGGATGAAAGTGAACGTAACTCCACCATTATGAACGATAACCGAACAATATCAGAAATCTTAACAGACTATGAAAAAACACTAAATCCCGATGACGAGGTGACTGTTTCGGTAGGAAGAAGAAGTATAACCTATAATACGGCTAACTGTACTGGAGATAACCTAGATAGGGCGATTATTGATTTTCTCTCTTCAGAAGAAGGGCAGAAGCTGATTCCAGAAAACAATGTCTGATAACATGTGGTTACTTCAAAAAAATATATTATCCTATTATAATGGGTGTTCATTTAAACCACTTATTCATAATATCGTACGATTCCCTAGTCATGTTTCGATCTGGATGTATATAAGGCATACTCCCATTCACAAACACCCATCCTTCCGCCAGTAATCCCGATACTTCATCTTCCCCTTCCTCGAACGCGCCGAAGCTCATTGGGTTCAACATGGAGTTTTCGATACTATCTACTTGCTCGTTTGTATATATGGAAGTGGGGTTTTCGAACATCTTAGTCCCCCAGTCCATAACCTCCAAGATCAATGGTTTTCCAAAGTCATCCACTTTAACAATTTCGAAGTATAATTGGGTAATTTCAGTGTATAGTATCATCAACGCCCATAAAAACGCCATAACCCTGTCATCATGGTCCCCGCCTTTCGCTTTCCAAGTACCATTTGGATATCTGATAAAGGTTTTAAACTCATTCAACGTCTGTAAGCTTCTAAACTTAACCGCACGGATTTCGTTGATGAAGTATCTCTCGTTCAATACCGCCGTGTATTTCGTATTAGTGTGGGATATGATACCATACATGATATTCATCCGATGGGACTTTTTAGCTCCCCACGATACCACCTTCTCGTATCCAAGGTCTAGTACAAGCCTATCACAGACCTGTCCCCCTTGATTATTACGCTCGATTAGAACCAGCGGTTTCCCCCAATTACATAATATTTCGTAAAGCTTATTGGCGAACTCCGCAGGAGCAATCGTATTATTATGATACTCGGCCACTTGTGTAATCTCTCGCAGATCGGTTATATCCAAGATTTGTATAACGGACGCATCTTGGTTCACCCCTTCGGACACATCAACCCCCGCTACATACACTCTGGATGGATCGGGTTCTTCCCATATCTTATAATGGCCGTCTTCAAAACTATGTTTAGGCTCACAACAAAACTTCTTAAGTTCTTCAAATAACTCTGTATCAATGGCAGAAGAACCATCGTCCATGAAAACGCATCCAAACTCTTGCTCGAATGCCTCTGTTGACCCCATTCTAGCGATTTCCACCTGTCTCCATGCCTCATCACGATCCGGTATTTCCGACCAATGAACGACCTCCGGGTGTATTCCATTCCATTCTTTGGTTCCTTCCTTGGTAGCGGCGGTATACATCCGATAAAACACATTATTCTTACCTTTGGGAGTAGAGGTTATAAGGATTTTTGATTTTTTCGATCTGGAAATGGTTGGTAGAACAGACCTCATGAAGTCTTCAACAATGGAGTCTGGTTCGATGTGGGCTAGCTCATCAAGCAAAAGTGCGTGGATGGTATGCCCCCGGGCAGCAGACCCGGTTGTGGTGGAAATACCTATATAACTACCATTCGCAAGTTCCAAGCTGGTTTGCCCCCATGTTTTAACCGCAGGCTTTAACCATACCGGCAAAGCTTCATACGCCAACTTTACCCGTTTGAATATCATTTTGGCGGTGTCTTCCTTATTTGCAACGATAACTATGTTTTTATACTCATTGAAACACGCCTCATGTAAGGCTAGAATGGATAACATGGTTGTTTTACCTGATTGGCGCGAACTTAGTATTATATTAAACCGATTGTTCTTGAAAGCTTCTATTAGCCTCTTCTGGTAATCAAATAGGGGAATTACCTCTTTTCCCTCGTCTGTAATGATGTAGAAGTACGTTTCCGCAAAATATAATATGTCATTTTTACATTTGATAATTTCCTCCTCCATTTCAGGAGTAAACGCGAACTTAGCTTCAATTGAAGGTAAATCAGGATTTCCTAAGTACATTTCCTTCCGACTGAGCTTTATATCGTCAACTGTTTTCTTGGGTCTACCTCTTCCTGCCATAATATAATGCTATTTAATGCTAAATATAAACATGAAGCAAACAGACAGAGTTTCAATTGGCGATATTTACGGTACCATGTTGAATGATGTAAAACGAAATATCAATGAATCCACACAAAAACCCTTCGAGGAACCAAAGGCAAAAGGAACCAATGGGACTGGCGCTGAAAAAACGGACGGGTATAATAAGATCGTGGACGAGGAAGATGCGGAGGACGTTTCCAAGTATCTCCCAGTAAGTAAGAGGAATAAGAAAACCGCCGAGATGGATAAAAAGTCCAAAGACCCAACCGTATCCACAGAAACCCGTAAAAAACTGAAAAGAGAATGTGATCTCAGGTCTGGAGAAGAAGCGGAAGAAGACGAAGAATTGAAAGAAAGTAAAAAAGTTTCTAAAAAAATACTAAATAACTTCATGAGTAAATCAAGTTTTGATAAGCTATATAGTAAGGTTCTCAGAGAAAACTTCGGTCAGGAAAATGAAGGAGAAGATCTCGACGCCCTTGGTTTGGATGACGCTACCCCGGATTCTGATCTAGACGAAGGTCTCGGAGACGATGAATTTGGTGGAGAAGAAGATTCCGTAACGTTCACGCTTGATCGCGCCACCGCCCAAGCCCTTGTAGATGTTCTCCAAGGCGCATTAGGAGGAGACGAAGAAGGTTTTGGTGAAGAAGGTGACGATCTGTCCTTCGACGACGAAGGCGACCTTGGTGGAGAAGAAGGCGGCGACGAATTCAACTTTGACGAAGACGAAGAAGTTCAAGGTACTGCCGTTGCCCCCGACAAGAAAAAGGTTTTTCAAGCGAAAAGCAACAAAGTCGGCGGAAAAGTGGTCCCCCATAAGAAAAAAGCCTCTTCAGCCGTAACTGATGATGTTGGTGATGACGGTGACTACGGTCATGCCATTACAAGCGGCAAGAAACCCGACATGGGAACCGATAACAAGGTTAAATCAACCATTAAAGGTAAAGGACAAGAATTCATTCGGTAATTCATCCGATAACAACTAATTTAGAAAAGCCCGTCGTGTCCCGATGGGCTTTTTCGTTAAATAGTTATTAGTGAAACCTTTCTTACAGTTCTTCCTTGAATATAGACATAATCTTGCGGATGGTACCCCAACTCCGTCCATCTACGCGGACAATGGTCGAAATCCTAATATAGTCGGTCCTGATAAGAAACAACTATATACCAAAGGAGACCGGGAAGAGAATATTCTACCGGGAATGTACCAAGGAGTACAGCTAGATAGGATATTGCCGAAACTAGGCTTGAAATTCCAAGCTGGTAAGGTTTACAAGAATTATAAGAACTCTGGAAACGATTGTTACATGACAATGGGTCTGTCGGGTCCGATGGTTAAAATCAAGAAAGGATTATCTCTACAATAATATGGGCTGTCCAGTAACACCTCTATCCTGTCTAAATCCCTCTGTTCTATTCGCGGGGATATACAATTCCAATTGCGGGGGGTTCGCAGACCCGTCTAAATACTCCGCTGAACGACTGGTCTTTAAACACGTTTTCATTGAACAAATCAATAACTACGGAGTTGATGTAAACTTTTATGTACATGGATTTAACCTCAACCAGTGTAACATCCTATACGGGGAACACCCTACACAGGAGTATTCGCCCCCGTTCGTAGTACGAGCGATGTTAGAACTGGAAGAATCCGTCTCTTTGACCCGATATGGCATGGAATCCGATGACGAGTTGGTTATGTATATAGCCATAGACTCATTTACAGAAGCATTTGTAAAGTATCTTGTAACCGAGCTTGAGTTGGTAATACTCACCGAGGATGGTAACTATGTGGGAGCGGAGGACAACTTTCATACCTCCCATGGACAAAGAATCGAACCGAAAGCGGATGATCTAGTGGAAATCACCGCATTGGGTTGTGACAGACCCGGAACACGTGGATCTAAGATATTCCGCATCACTGAAGTACTCGACCAACAGGTTAGTGGGGGAATCAATCCTCTCATGGGGCATTATGTATGGAAAATAACCGCCAAGCGCTACGAAACTTCCTCTGAGACCAACGCGCCACAAGAACTTGGTAACGACCAAGTATATGATAACCTGTTCTCTGGTAAGCTATCTTCTGTGGAGTTCCCATCGCTTTCCAGTCCGGAGAAAGTATACGACTACGACGTGGACACTATAAGCCATGATGAAGTGTATGACATGTCGAAGAACGACACGGACGTATACGGAACCTACTATTAAGAGGTAAGCGACAACGACTGGTATAAGGTGTCTAGGAACATGTTCTCAAACACCGCATCAGCCCCAAATAGCTCCGAGTTGTTCAACCCTCTAGATATAGTAGTCTTGGTGTTATCAAAATCCACTACGCCCCCAATCACGGTATTATCATAACCCGGAACGTATTCAAAGAATAGATAATACTTCTCAATGTCCGAAAAGTTAAAATTATCGGGCAATACCAGAGGCCAACCCCAGTCTATGGAGTAATCTGTCAATGGATACAATGACATGTCAGACTTATAAGTGTTTATAAGGGTATACGTGTTGCTAAACTTCTCCAGCGCGACAATGGGAACGTCCCTATCTACTATGTAGGTGAACGGGTTGATCTGGTTGCCGATGTTGGTCCCGTATTGATCCTTAGAAGTATGTCCCCTGATATCTAGGTTCTCCTTGAATCGGTTATACTCGCCTAGCAGCTTGTTTTTATTGACAGACGCAAGACTTATAATACGCTTAACCTTTTCCGGGTAATTATAAGATTCTTCACCAACCTCGTTATAGCCTAGGAAGTGTGCTAATGAATCAATAAACTCATACTCACAATCGTCGATGTCTTGGGTATTTGCAACAAAGTTGGATATTTTCTCATATAGCTTGGTACCTACTGTTTCATGGTCGTACCCGCTATCCCCTAAAACTGCTCCAAAAAAATCTTCAAACAATATAGTCTTATCTAGTAAAGTCTCTTGAAACCTTAAGTCCATGAGAGTTTGAGAAGCGTTGAAAGACTCGTTCTTCTTATATATATCGTAGTAGTTCTTCGAGTATACATTAAAAGGGTTCGACTGGCCATAAACTATGTTTGGACCTACAGCATCGGTATACGATACGCCGATAATGACGTTCTGAAGTAAATCGGTTGTTCCGTCATACGGAAACTCAACATACCCCCTAAACGCCCCGCCATGATTTTGAGCGGATAAAGTATAGTTCAGGGACTCTATATTATATTGACTGGTAAGCATAGGAATGGTATACCCCGAAGCATATATATACTCTCCCGCTTCCGTCAATAGATACTGACCCCCCTCCGCGACTAACTGTAAATCCCCAATAACAGATAAAGATATATTCAATGCCGATAACTCCAATGGGTTACATGAAAGACCCGTCTGCTTGATTGAAAAATTATTAAGGTCTTTAAGCTTGACTACAAATGGAATCTTGGTGTTGAAGAACTTAATTGGATGGATGTTGAAAGCAGATATAGGATACCCTTCCCCATCCAGACCGTTTGAAGTAATTGACAACTTGGATATCGTCGCACCTATTCCAACAGAAGATAAAGAAACTTTGAGGTTGTTTAGATAATCGATATTCGGGTTATCGTATAATGATATCTGATTCTTCGTCTTATCCATCCAAAAATCGAATCTTAAATCGGAAGATGTTAAATCGTTTTTAAAGTATACCTCTTTATACCCAGAACATCCGATAAAACTAGCACTCGCGTCTGTGGACAAACACCTCACTATGCTGTTGTTTGAGATCTTGGCGTATAGGTTGACAACACTTGGCACTATGGATGGTATCTCCCTATATTGATAAGATGATATGGCATAGTTATAATTTAAATCATAGAAACAGTAAAAGTTTTCCAAGTGCTGGAACTTTGAATCAAGGTTCCAGTAATTATACCCCTTGCTACCGGAAACCGAGAAAAATATTGGAGAGACCGTCTGGTATGGGGGGTAATACGCCTTAACCTCCATTGGGCCTAATATACTCCCGGTAGGATATGCTCCAGAAAGATTTAATACCTCAAATGTAAAAGGTGTATAGTCGTGTATGTATACCTCCTTCTCGAAGGTTGAAATCTTGGCGTTGTTGTTGCAATCATACACCACCAAGTTGACATAATACTTACCCGGAAACTGATATATCTTAGAAGCTGAGAAAGAGTTTGATATGGTTCCATCCCCAAAGTCCCAGACCACTTTTAAATGCTGTGTGCTGGATAAGTTGGGAACAAACGTAAGCGGGGTCAGATCCAACGCATATGTGGACAACGAGTTAGCTCCAGTGTAATCAAGGGAGCTAAAATTGATATATGCCGTGCTGTTACTCATCTATTACTTCTATTCGTTTGGTTAAGGAGTTTGGTCTATACAAGTATGGGTATTTGAAGTATGGAAGCGTAGTTGTCTGGTTTATCAGGGTTTCGTCCACTCCTTCAAACATGGGGTTCCAACAAACGAATGATAGACCTTCAAAGAAGATGCCTTCCGCCTCGTTTACCGTCCGTATGCTTTTGATTCCAGCCACGCTTAGTATCTCAGACGCCAGAGTAGATGTATTGATAGTGTGTCCAAGCTTGACCACTGAAGAGTCGAACGCACCTAGAAGTATGTCTAATATCTTGGTCTTTATGGTCTCTTTGTTCGTTTTATCGTTTTTCTCTCTAGTTACCACTAACTTGGTGTCGCTGTAAATCTCTTTCGAGACGGTCTTATTAGTAAATCCGAAATCCAACGCCATATAAACAGGGTCTCTTGGAACTACCTCGTTACTCACCATTTTCTTATCATCCGTAAGGGTTTTTATCAGGGTAATATAGCTATTACTCATGTAATCGGGGTACATTTCATCGGCAGCTAACGAGAATGACGGAACACAGAATACATTCACGTTATTGAAGTCACATGAATCCGCGAAGTTTACCTGATTTAAAATGACACGGTTCACCTTGTTAGGGTCAACACATATTTGATAAAAATAGTCAATATATCCATTGATATACGTGGAATTATTTACAACTTTTACGTCATTCAATATATTCGGGATGCTTTTCTTTAAAAATCTTTCATAATCCGCCTCCGTGACCAGTCTCAACTGGGAGGATAGGAAGGTGGGACTATTCTCACGTATTTGGTCCACCGTCTCCGCGTCTTTGATAACCGTAGAATTTGAAGGGTTGTTAAAATATAGGAAGCTCTTATTGCTATCTGATATCGGAGTAGCGGTAGAGTCGGAGTTGATGTCCGCGTATATTTCATTAAACTGTGAGCTATTATAGATGTACAGCTTGTTACCATCTATCGCGTTTTTACTAATCTGTCCTTTTTGTCCATCACTATAGATGTAACAAACGGCCACTTCATCACCCGTGTTCAACTGGCGTCCGAAAATACCATTACCGAACTTTATCTCGTAATGGCCATTCTCATTTAGTCGTATATCATACGCACGACTGGTAGACTCCAGTAAGAACAAGCTATCCGCTTCTTCATATTCATACCAGCGTCCACTTTCAATTTCCTTAACATACACGGTAATCGTTCCATGTGAAATGAACCGCGTATCCTTGTCTGATACCAGATTATCAACCACTACCGGGAGTGTCTCATACTCCACACCTTCCGCCGTGTAAATGGGGTATTCGCCCACTGTACCCTGATAGAGAATCGCGTTCTTGGATATGGACTCTATGTCTTCGGAACCTGTCAGAGTTTTATCAAACGATTGGTCGTCTATAAAAGTGTACTGAATGTTATCTATTAAAAAGTAGCTATACTTACGAACAACATAATTGGCAGGGTCCAATTTATCTGAAGCCGTACAGCTGACCGGGGAAAGGGAAGTTTGCTTCCCAGTGGGCTTATACCCCATCAACTTCACGATTTTATTCATGTTCTCGTAAATAGACGCTTGAGTAAACATCGACTCGGAAGATGTTTGGTTGAGATAGAACATCAGAACGTGGGTATAATACGCCAAAATGTCCAACACGGACGACATATTGCTACCTTCATAGTTCTGGTCGGTGAACTTACCCGAAGCGTTTAACTGATCGATCATGAACGCCTTGAGCGACAAGGCATCGAAATTCACATACGCATCTTGGGGCAGATTATATTCGGGAACATTACTCATTCTCGAATTATTTAATCAGATAACCGTATAACCAGTAGAATTGAGTTCTGATTTAATAGACAGCCCGACTATATCCAAAGAGGGGACATTTATCTGGAACGATATATTGTATTGGTTGTTATCTTCGTCCTCCACCACTCGGACTTTTTTAATCTCAACCCGGGGTTCCATGATCGGAAGCTTGTTCTGAATGTCATCTTTTATGATATCCGCTATGAAGTCCGACACGGGTTCGAATAAAAACTGCCGTAGATCCACCCCATAGGTAGGATTCAGAATTTTCTGCCCCGGAGACGTTAAAAAAGCGTTTTTGATGCTGTTTTTAATCGCTTCGATGTCGAATATGGCCGAAATATCCCTATAATACTCATGTCGGTTCAACTGATTGTTAAAAGACACAGCGGGGTTCATGTCGAGAGCGATATCCTTATATAGATATCCCCCGGCAAGAGACTTTTCCGACAGTTTGTCAACCCCCAGAGATTTTATTTTAATGTTCACCTATATTATTTAAAGCGTGTTAAGATTTCCACCATATCCAGCTTAAAATCGTCCTCATTATACCGGATTCCCTGTATAATCTTGTCGTAGTATCGATCAAACGATTCCGCTTGTAGTTCTTGAGCCTTTTTAACATCCTTACAATACGAGTCTATACGAGACATCAACTGCATGGGCATTGTAAACCCTCTCTTATTGACAGACCATGGCTTATTGAGCCAATCGTATAAGTCTTGTTTCTCCTTATCGGGGATTGCCAAGTCCTTGATATGTATAACCATCGCACTCTTGAAGATGCGGTCATCCCATTCACGGTCAACGGGTTTTCTTTTCGCTTCCTCTGTAAGGGCGGTTTTTAATGCCGCATATGCTTTATTGTGTTGATTCATATCAACCCCCACAAGAGGTATCTGTGGGTTCTTCGCTCCTTCGCGAATAGCACTATAGATTCGTAAAAGTCTCACAAACGGAAGATTATTATAATCTCGCGTTTTTGATATATTAAGTTGCGGGTTAAACTCGCGGGAATCCAGTTCCTTGACGTGGATTGCTTCTCCTCCTTCGCCTTCATCTCCATAATAAGACTTGGCAAATCTGTCAACATACCCCAACACCGGATTGATGTTAGGGTCGGAGCTAGCCAATGAGTCCAACATGGCGATTTTTGTTTTGGTGTCAGCGGATGCCAATGACGTGTCCCATTGCACCTGTGAAAGATCATTAAGTCGTTCCTTGTTGGAAGACTCGTTACGAAGTTTCATCCCCAACTTTCTCGCGCTGGAGGTTATAAGATGCTTGAACTGCTCAAGAGCGTAATCATTGTTTTTCTGGTTGTTTTCCTCGATTTGGGTAGTTCTGGCGATTAGTTCTTCCCACTCGGCCTTATTCGCTTCCACCTTTTTAGTCAAGTCGGAGACCTTCTTTTGGTTATCCACGATACGCGCCTTAAGAAAGTTCAGGGTAGTTTCGTTATACTGCGTCTCATCATATATACCTTCCAACTTAGCCAGTCTCTTATGTTGATTGTCTATGCTTTGTTCCAGTTGGTTTTTCTGCTTCCATCTAGTTTCCTTTTTTAACTGCTCTTCATCACTTTTTATATCCGTTCTTATTGATGCGATGGTCTTTTTCAGTTTATACACCTCCCCGGGAGACATATTGGCATGATTGATGCTTCTCTGCGCCTTTCGGATCTCATCTCCAAATCCTTCCAGCCTGCTTTCCTGCTTCTGGATCGTGTTTGGTAGACTATTGGACTTGGCTTCCTCATCATAAGAAGTAATATCATCCTCACCTATACCTAAAGTCTGACGAAACGCATCCCGGTTCTTATCAAACTCGTCCGCTATCTTGGAAGCTTCCGCTTGAAAAGTGTCATCATTGGCTAGAATACCAAACGCATTGGTCATAGCGTTCCAAATGGCGGATGCTTCCTGAAATCCTGATTTGGACTTGTTGTCCATATCAACTTCCGGGTTGAACTCCCATCTATTAAGCTTCTTGCGGAGTTCAAAATTGTCCACCTTACCGATAGGGCCGGAAACCATCCCCGCTGGTCCTTGTCTATTTTGTGCGCTAAAGTACCGTTGTCCGGGCTTTTCGTCCTTAGCCTCAGTCACGATTTTAACCAATCTGGAAAACTTCATAGATATATTTACCCTAAAACGATAAATATAATCATGGGAGCGAAATTCGACAAGATTTATGAAACGGTATTATCAAGGTACGTAATTGGAGGGTATTTGCAAGGAGACATTGTAAAACTACGCAAAAATTATAAGTCCTGTGACTGTTACAATGCGATGCCTACTATGATGCAGCAAGAACTGGATGACCTATATGATAGGAACATTCCTCTCCGAGTGGTTCAAGTGGGAGACCGATTATCAGGTGCTTCCGCAGGAAACCAACATAAAACCGCTGACAACGCTGTTATTACGGTCAAAGCGTGTCATGGAGGGGTCACTCCGATCACGGTCAAACCCGAAATGATCGACATTCTAGACACCAACGATCCAAACGTCAAAATACCTGACGATTGGATCGTTTGGAACCCCAAAACCAACTTCAAAGCAGAAGAATGGAAAGCGGATATGCAGAATATCACCCGTGTAACTGATAAAGGAGACGGTAAAAACACCCCTACCAACATTAGGCTAGCAGGGGAGTCCGTTCGGGCTACCCGTGACAGTGCGAACATCGCACTATTATACGAAACCCTAGAAGACGCTTAAATATTCTCCAGATTTAAGACACACGCAAAGAAATTGATCTCCTTGTCGTTGACTCGGGAGCATTTTTCAAGATGATCGGCTATGGTGAGTATCATAGCCTTTTTCTTTAGCTCGTTTAGAGGTAGATCGTATATATAATTCAGAAAATCGACCAACAACTGCTCCCAATCGGAATTAAACGCCTCTTCGTTCTGTATTAGATACTTTCGAAGGTCTAGAGTATTATGAGACGCTATTTCATCATAAATCTTGACGCATAACTCGTTGTTATTGATGGATTGGGTAATAACCAACTCCCCCTCGATACAAAACTTCTGCATCTCGTTTATACACTTCCGAAGATCGGGATAATACGATTTAATCAACGCTGCCAACTGTCTTTTCTGATCGACAGTAGTGACTATGCCTTCTTCTGTGAGAATACGTACACATCTTTTGAACGCTTGTTGAAGGGAAGGTTTTATATCCAAAAACTGACATCTGGACTGTAAAGGAGTGCTTATCTTATGCTTATAATTACCTGTTAGGATAAATCTAGCATATGGGGCATAGGACTCCATCAGATTTCTCAATCCGTCTTGGAAATTCTTGGTAAGATTGTCCGCTTCATCCAATATGACCACTTTTATGTTACCATCGAAGCTTTTGGTCTGAACAAACCCCGTAATCTTGTTTCTGATTGTGTCGATGCCGTTCTCGTCAGACGAGTTGATGTATAAATAGTCACATTTTAGCACATCATGGACTAAAATCCTCGCCACAGTGGTTTTTCCGGTTCCCGGTCCCCCCACTAGCAGTAAATGTGGTATTTCTGTCTTGAAAGACTCTATAATACTTCGATTTTCATCGGAAATACATAAGTCTTCAAGAGTTTGTGGACGGTATTTTTCTACCCAGATTGAGTTTAGTCGGTCGTTCATATCTCTGAGAGGAAGATAGCACGGGTTGTCCGTTTTGCAAGCGCCCGAACGTACTCCGCGCACTCCAAAAGGTCTTCATGGGTTCCACAGTCAAACCACACCCCGTCGATCTCCTCAACCTCTACGTAATCCTCCATCATCATGAGCTTAATCAGGTCGGTAATCTCCAATTCTCCCCGCTCGGAGGGATTTAAAAGCTTTACGAAGTCCAAAACCTGATTGGTGAAAACATATAAACCGACAACTGCATTGTCGCTTACAAACTCTTTAGGCTTCTCAACGATATCCGCCAACTCCCCATAATCATTGAGAGTCGCCACCCCATACGCCGATGGATTTCGAACTTTATACGTGTAAATGGTGTTTGGAGTAGGTGAAAGACTCTTATTCAAGAGAAAAACGTTGTCTCCTAAGATTAAAGTAACGTCTGACTTGCCAATAAACAGCTCCCCGACCCTAAATGCGTCGGCAATTCCTCTCGGAGCGTCCTGAACGATGTAGGTAAACTCCACTCCATATCTAGCACCGTCTCCTAGCTGGGTCTTGAACAGGTGTAACTGTAAATCTGACGACACTATGATCAGAATATCCGTTATACCCATATCAATCAAAGTCTTGATAGAGTAATATATCATTGGCTGAGTGTACACTGGCAACAGTTGCTTTGATATAACCTTGGTCAATTGATCCAAGCGGGTTGCCCGCCCTCCCGCCAATATAATACCTTTCATGTTTTTTTTCATATGCTTATTTCTTATTGTTTCCACACGACTTCCTGTAGAATCTCACTCTCCGTTTGTAAAGGATACCATCTACAAGCTTTTGACGAGTCTAAAACACAATTGCTACGAGGAGCAGCGAGAGATAGTTCTTTAATGTTTACCCATTCCACCCCCGAATCCAACCACGATGGATTTACAATCTCCAACACGTCTTTAGTGGAAAGCGGGTCGGGGTTGACCACATTATATATATCCTGCCTAGTCCACCACTCAGTGTTGTTCTCTATATAACTCGACAAGAACCCTGCCAAATCTGGAAGATAAGTCTTGGAGTTTATACAATTTATGAGTTTTTTATAATTTAATATCTTATGTAGATAATTTCTAGGATTTCCTAGATCATTACAAATAGGCATCCTAATTCTAATGACCTTGACATTTAAATCCCGGGTATGTAGCTCAAAAGCGTGTTTACTCTTACTATAGAACGAGCTATGGTCGAAAAGCCCGAAGTTTGGAGCGTCTTCTTCGGTAAACTCTTTATCATACCCATCGTAAATACATCCACTTCCAATATGAAAGTACTTCACATGTAAATCGTTACATGTTCTGGCTACTGAAATAGGGCTAAGAACGTTGAGTCTCCAACATTCTTCCTTTTTCAGCTCCCCCTCGTCAACATTTGGTCTCCCGGTAAATCCCGAACAGTTTATTACTATACCTAGTCCGTTATTTAATAAAAATGTCCGTAAAACCGATGGGTTGTGATAGTTTAGTTTATTAGACCCCACAATAAAAACATTATGATGTCCCCGCTGTAATAACTGCTGGTGTAAAAATGTGCCTATATACCCTTGTCCTAGGATCAGGATATCCTCACTCAAGTTGCTCTTCGATAAATTCTCGTATTTCATTCAAGGTCATTATACCATTCGAGGAGATAAAGTCAATCATCGCATCGCAAAATTCGTTCCCCATCGAACTCAATTCCGCGTCTTCTGTCGCGTCCAGCAACTCCTGTATCTCATAAATCGCGTCCATCAACTTGTCTTCCTTAACCTTCAGTTTGCTTACTAGCTTCTTGCTCATTGTTGCTATTTACTTTTTTTTCCTAAATATCAATATGCTTGCCAAAATAAAATCAATTTTAGCAAAGATTTTTGCTTTTTGGGTAAAAAAGCCCCGCCCTAGCCCAGTCCACTTGGCAACGGATGAGAAAAAATTAGTATCTACGGAGAATAACCTCGTTATTATTAAATAACCATATATGAGTACAACAATAAGAATCTCTGACCTTACTCCCGCAACCCAACCTTTAGTGGGGAGTGAGCAAGTAGTGCTAAATCAGTCTGGGACTACATGTATCGCTCCCGTGAGTAGCATATCCAAAGAAACCAACTTCGCGGCGGTGTCAGGAGATTTTGCAGTTAAAACCGCTAATAACGATTTTACAACCGGACAAAAGATCAACGGCTCGTTAAGCTCGGTTGACGTCAAGCTTTCAACGGGGGTTGTTATATATGGGTCAACCAACCTAGGAGGTATTGGGGTGACTTACGGAACTCCCGTTACGATTCCCTCTAATTCTACGTTTATAGGAAACGCCGCAGGGCTAAACGCTACAAACGCCGACAACTCCAATTTTATAGGATATCAAGCAGGATCGGGCGCTACCAACTCTGCCTATTCCAATTTTATAGGGTATCAAGCAGGCTATGGCACAACCGGGGCGACAGATTCTAACTTTTTTGGTAACGGGGCAGGCAACGGAGCAACCGGGGCAAGTAACTCTGTTTTTATAGGCTATACTGCGGGAACAATTGCCACCAACGCCACCTATTCCAATTTTATAGGGTATCAAGCAGGAGCAGGAGCAACCAACGCGAGCAACTCCAACTTTTTAGGACAAGACGCAGGAATCGGGGCGGCTGAAGCGCCGAATTGTAATTTCTTCGGATTTCAAGCGGGAGCGGGGGCTATAAACGCCGACAACTCCAATTTTTTAGGGTCTGACGCTGGTTACTCTGCCACTAATGCGTATGAATCCAACTTTTTAGGTGTTGATGCTGGAAATGGTGCCACCGACGCGCATCAGTCCAACTTTTTAGGAAATGGAGCGGGGTCGGGAGCAATCAACGCAAACAACTCCAACTTTTTAGGAGTCAACGCTGGAAATGCTGCCACCGATGCAAGCTATTCCAACTTCTTAGGATCGAATGCGGGAACCAACATTGTAACAGGGATTAAAAATATTTGTATTGGTTCCAATACTGGAGCAAGCTCAACCTCCTTATCCGCCATTAGCGGGTGTATTATACTAGGAGATTCCGCTACCGCAACCGCATCCAACCAATTAGTACTCGGTTCCGCCACGGTTCCCCTAAGCACGGTTGCAGGGCAAGCACTAGCTTTCTCCCTATCTGGTCTTAGAGTTCGTATAAATGGTGTAATGTATACAATACCACTGCTTGCGTAATACAGCATACTAAATAAATGGGATGGCACTATCTCTACAATTAGGCTTTGCCGACATCCCGAACTCCATAACGAATCCAAACGTAAGTAGGACGGACGCCATTGACGTTAGCTCGCCCATGGCGTTCTTAACGTTTATAAAGCTGATTAGAGTGTCATACGAACCTGATGTCTTACAGGACTACTATTCTTATTACATCAAAACATGGAATAATAAGACCAACGCCAAAGAAGAAGACGACTCTGCCATTATACGGGACAGGTACCGGGACTTCCTAAAGGATATAACCCTGAACCATACAACCCCCGAAGAAAAGCAGTTCTTATCAAAGATCGATTTCAATGACCCCCTAGACTTGGATGTAGCTCTTGGGTTTTATGGAAAAAAGCTAAGAGAACTGGCCCAGTTTTACAATAATAAGAGAAACGACGCCAAGTTCAGCTTAACCCGAAACAAGTTGATCGGAACTAACTTCGGTCTGGAAAAAAACATTCTAGAATTGACCCTTTCCCATCTAAGAAACCTTGAAGATGGTAAAATGTTATTCGACTACGATACGATCAAATCCAAGATCGAAGTCGAAATTGAAGAATTATACGATACCTACCCGGATTATCTAAATCAGACCCCCGACCCTCTGGTATATGATAAGAAAGACCTTGACTACGGGTATAACATCTTCTTACGCAGTGACGAAGACCTAATCGCGGAAATATTCGCGGCGGTTGACGAAAGTGTAAAGGCTATTAAAGAAGTTGACCAACTTTTCGAGAATAAGAGAAACCTTACTCGAAAATACACCTACACTGACTTCTATTATCTGTCCACTGGAGCTACCATATCCGATACCGTGTCTGGTTTGCTGTTTCATTCCGATAATCCGATTGAGAACTTTCTAAATCGTAACTATCCGACCACCGCTTCCACTCAACAGACGGAATACCTTCAAACACCCAGAGACAAGGGGTTTTTCAGGCCGTCCAACGTGTCTATCATACTAATAGACGGGGCGACCAGCACTTATACCTTTAATACCGATAAGTTACAGCCCAACTCCTTGTATTTCTTTCCAGATCCTACCAAAATAGGAGCGAATGGAAGCGTTATCACCTTTATAGTAGACGATTCCTTCCTGTCGCGGAACTATTCCTCGGGAGCAGCAACCAATCAACCCAACTCCACCCCGCATGACACGAAATATTACGGGTATGTATCGAAATTGGAGCCAACCGTATCAAAATACCTGGATAATATCTTTGATTCCGGATTTATCGAAGACATCAAGTACGATATAAACAATAATTTATTCGGATTGTTTAAAAACGACCACCGTTTTAGACAAACCATCAAGTCACTTAACCCTACTCCAATCGTAAACATGATTTTCAATGGGTATGAGTTCTATGACAACCTCTACGGGTTGGGATATAGCAACACTGTGTACACGTTATCTGACTTTACCACCTTCAACGAGACAAAACGATCAGGATTATCGACGAATACAGGTAGCTTGACTGGTAATGACCCGGATTTAACCCTGTATTTTGGGTATTTCACCCCATATAACGAGTTGATCGCTCCCTCCGACGACAATTTAGTGATGACTTATGAGATTCTAGAAGGGGCGTATATAGTAGACCCCAATAATACCCCTTACGCAGACTCCAAGTCCTCGGACCTGTCTTCTTACGAGACTGATACCGGGGCGTATTACTACACAGACCTTATAGAAGGAGGGTTACATGACTCTAGCCCGGTACAACGGGCATTATGGTCGCTGAGTTCCCACCCGGAATACCCCGTACTCTCTGCTTTATCCGCAAACATCACCGAATACCTACAAGGTTCCGCGTTAAACGTGGTGGACGGTGGATATTTAAACAATTCCATTGATTGGGACGTACAATTTCAACGCCCGGAGTATTACTATGACGACACTGTTATAAACTCAACTCAAACCATTACAACATCTTCTTTTTACATAGACGATTACGAGACAAACGGCACTTTAATGATACGAAACGCCTATACCCGGACGGTTTTACCCTTGTTACAAACATTACCTTATATATCCATCCAGTTTCCCGTTGAAGTAGCGGCAGAATTGGATACAAACATCATAAAGTTTGAAGTTACCAACGATATCTTGATTATAGAGACCCCCTCATACCTCTCAATCCATAAAATAGACTACGCGGACGGAGCTTTTAACGATCCAAGGACTACCCCGGTATATGTAACACAGAATACCTCCGACTTCGACAAGGTATCCAACCGATTCAAGGTCAAATATAACATATACTACTGTAAGATGGCCGCGTTGTCATCAGATATCACTGTAATATACCCGGAGATCTACAAGTTTGACACATTAAACTTTAAATCCTCGAAGATATTCCCTTCCCGTCTAGAGGATATCACTGATAATACTTCATTCTTCTCCGCGTCCAGTGGAAATGTTCGTTATGTGAGTGCGGACGCGCCTACCATAACCTATAATAGCCGAAACAACCTATATAACATCTCCTGTCTGTTGAAAGACCAGAACAATATGCCATGTTTACATGAGTTTGACTACCATCTACACCCGAATGTGGAGTTCTTGTCTCATAATATATTCAATGCCGCCCCTTCTCAGGTATCAAACGTGCTAACAAGCCTGTCAACCCTGACAATCTTCCTATCCTCGGGCGGAACAACCAGCGTAGGAGAGGAATTAGTAGTATGAATACCGTTACCGTAGCCCTGACATCAAGCTCAACCAATTATATACGAGTGCTTCCTACGCTTGTGATGGACGACCACACCAAATTGACCCTAAACTTGGAAGGTCTTACTGAAAAAGTGGTTCCAGTGTACTTGAAAATCGACTGGGGGGATGGAACCTCGGAAACCCATAACAACAACATATACAATACCGCCCGTTTAGAGCAAAACGCGCTGGTGTTCAACCCCATATTCGCAGAATACAAGACCAAGGAGTATTATCCATCTGAAACCTGCCTATTTAAGTGCCTGACCGCCCAAGTGTTCGTAAACTACGCCAATGGGGACAACAATTGGCACCTTATCCCCATAAAAATCAGGACATACGACTATTTTGAGTCTATTTATGACCTGAAACTGGATCATACGAGTATATTACCTATCGAACCCAATTCAAAGACCCATCAATTTATAACTAAAATGGGGAGGGTCGCCATAGAAATGAGTGGCAGTTAAATAATACTGTGATTTCAACCATATCCAGCTTATCTACTTTACATTCTCATGTTTTGAGTTCGAATATGAGTGAATTATCGTTTAAAAAGTTTAAGCGAACATACCCGGGCAACTATTCCATCACTTTCCACCAGTGCTTATCAGGGATAAACGATCTCCAAACCAAGACTCATACCAGTTTTTACCTAACCAATAACTATGGGTTTTCCGACATCTTCGAGATAAACACCTCGACCCTACAAGCCACCTCAATTTTCGGATCGCTGATATATGGAGGTGAGTACCTCTCATACGTGGGCGTTGACCCCGCTCCTTATGTAATAGCAGGGAATTATGAAGCGCATTTCGATGTATGGAGACCAGCGTTTTCAACTACTGCCTCATCCACTACCAATTTTACGGTAGTTTTTTACGATAATAATCGGTGTAATATCTACTTTACACGTAGGTACAACAAATATTACCTATGCTTGGACACTTTCAACAATCTTTTATTCATACGAGACAAGTTACTAACCTTTAATGACGCCGTAATAGCTCCCCAAGACTTCACCTACCTGTTTTCCGAGTCAGGAAACAATATAATCTTCTTCAAGAAAACCGCGACCTCCGCTTTCAACATATCCAAGGTGGGGACCGCGTTAAAAGCGGTTACTATAGTGGAAAACAACGTAACATCGTCCACCACCCCGTTTAAAATCGCTAAAAACGTCTTTTCATACCCGAATATATCTCTAAACACCTCGTTTATCACCTATAAGGAAGATAATACCATAGATCCGGCCAAAAGTAATTTCGATTTAACCAACAACTTCCTATTACATAACGACAAGTCGATTTCCGACTACAAAACAGACATCATTTGTCTTAAAAACCAGCTTTTACAAGAAGATGTGTTTTCATCCGCCAATAACCTGTTAAGTGGAGCGGAAACCTCCATATTCGTGAACGACCTCCGAGAGTATTCCACCATAGCTTCCGATATAAACACTGAATCTTCCGATGAGTTGGCGTTAAACTACGTTTTTTATAACAAGACGTATAAAATATCTCCCGGGACGAACCGATTTACCAGTCCGTCCAGCATGTATCCATACCAACAGCTCAATATCAACGATACCAAGTTCATAACCTCGGGAGCGTTTTCATATTCCACTCCTGAATACGCTGATAAGGTGTATCACCTATCCAAAGACGCCCAAAACTACGATAACGGCCAGTACTTGCTATGCACTTGGTTGTCTGGGTCTCCTCTTTCCGATAATAAAGTATGGGTGGATCGGTATTACTACCCCGATCTTATCTCAAAGGAGGCGGCATATACCGCCAATCCGACGAGCCAAACAACATACGAGGACGCTATCGAACAACTAATACAAAACAACACCGATCTAGAAGCGTCCATACTAGACCATAGTTTTTTTGATAAAAAAAGCGATTTGGTATTTTTACCAAACGAGTATTACAGGTATGATCGTATCAACGATGTCAAATTGCCCCTGTTCGAATCCACTTTCACCTATTGTAACTCATATTCTGAGGTATACCCTATAAACTACTTCAACCAGATCAACGACGCCGGGGAGTTTACCGTAGGCTTCAACTTCGAAGGCGATGACTCCAGTTGGGAGGTTGTAAGTGACCGAAATATCATAGATTCCGGGCTAACAATCACCAAAACCGGACCCAATGTCACGATACGGTACACTGTCTATGACGCTACAAGCAGGAACTACAACGCGTCCCCCTCATCATGGTTTTTCTACACAAAAACCATAGCTATTAAAGCTCTGAAGAAGAACTTCATATACATAAGCGTGGATAGCAAGCAAGGAGCCGGGTACATCTTTCTAAACGACGTCATAATCGATACATTCAATCTACCCAACTATCAGTTCTACGTGAAGCAACTGCTATACGGAGACTTTGTTCTTATCAAAGACCTGTCGAAGTTCGATATACTGGACCCGGAATGTCCATACATATCAAATACCTTCATCAACGACTATTACATCGATCCAAACCTAACCTTTATCATCCCCCTGACAAATGGAACTCTTAAAATCGATGATATATATGTCACCCTGCCATGTGGAATGAGAAACAGCTTGGATAATCTTCAATACCTCCAAAGCGTTTGTAGCTCGTCGTTGTTCAAGTCGAATGATATCAATATCCGGGTTAAGAATCTTAACCTGACAGACCCGACCATTACCTCTGGTCTAAGCGCCTCCATCGCCAATAACATCAGTCCCAAGATGCCTTCCAACACGAGGATAAATACCATAACCTTCGAAAACTTCAAATGACCTACTTTAAACATACTAGCGGAGAAGCGTTCACTCTGGACGGAGTGGATTACATTGGGTTTTTCCACATAACTGATGGAATAGCGTATACTGGTAAGGAAGACACCTCCACCAGCGTTGAACTAACCCCAAAATCAACCATGATAGCGGATGTGTTCACAAATGAATACGAGTTCGACACCACGTATAAGACAACCGTACCACTAACAACCGTCTTTACCAACGTTTTCGACCTTCTGAATAAGACTGGTCTGGATACTCTATTATATACTCTCCATAACAACAATCTCATATGCTTTAAGTCCTTAATACTGGCTAATCCAACGATTTATAAGTATGCTCAAACATTTGGACATTACTACGCACTGTCAAGCGGCAGTGAAACGACCGATACCGGAGTTCCCGCCCACCAAGAATCCATAAACGCCATACCTTTCTCGGACAACATGGACTGGGAGTTTTTAGACAACATGAAAGTAGGTACGTTTACAGTCGATACCCATGAGAACTTCAAGTATATATGCTCGGACTTGACATCGGACTATATCCTGTCAGGAAACTTCGTCAATAACTCCCCGCTGACCAAGATATACAGCAAGTTAAACACCCCGAATAACAACAACACTTATCATATATACAATGATATCGATAATTCCCGAATCCTATTTGTTCGGAACAATACCATCGACGTATATGACTCCTCAAACTATGATGAGTGTAATAACCTGATTCTGGTTGACAGTATAAAGCTCAAAGAAACCACCACCAATGAGTATCTATGGAATACTACCATAGAACCATGGGATTCCAACGACATCGTGTGGAATATAAAGTATAGCATCATCTTCGCCAATAATCCGGAGTTTATAAAGTTTGGAAAAAATATAAGAACCGGAGCGGGCAACAACGTTCTCTATATAGTCAACAAATACTCTTCCGACATCTATCAGATGATAGATCTTACCCTATACGACATCGGGGATCTGCTAGACTTGGATATTCGGGCGATTGACGACTATATCACAATACTAAACCAAAAAGAAGACGGCTTCTACGTGGCGTTTCTCGATCCCAAGGATGTTGAAGGAACTGTAACCAATACCAAGATTTCCAGCATCAATACCGCCCTAGGAGGACAGAAAATCCGGTTCTCCGACAATGATTCCGACGTTTTCTACACCTACAACGCCACCGAGTACCAATCCCGGTTCATATCCAACCCGGAATACCCCGCAGGACGCTTGGAGAACAATAATATCGCGTATTCGGACAGTTATATATGGAACACAACCACCGAGTATTATAATTACCTAAAAGTCAACTGGAACTCCATAAACGAGGATACGAATTTCTATAATAATCTGGTATCAACCAACCAAACCATCAATGGGAAGATGTATATGATCCTCCACAACATTGGAAGAATATATACTCTCAACCAAAACATGAACGACAGGTTCTTAAACGCCCTTCCCTTGGATACAGTCAGATATTTTGACGGTACCACCTGTGCGGAGACCTCAGTGGGAGTATATTTCAATGTAATGATATCCACTATACTGAAAGACACTTTGAACCTGTTCAATAAGTCGGAATTTTCATGTAAAATCGAAGAAAGGGCGGTTATTTTACAACAAATCGCGGATTTGACGCTGGAAACCGAGAACTTGTATATAAACGGCAACGAAACCTTGAACGTTATCGCCCTTCAAAGAATAATGTTGGCGATTATCGACATCCAGCAAAAAATATTACCCCAAACAAGTTGATTTTTCAAACAGCTTAGTAAATAATCATAATGAGTACAGCCCTTACCAATACCTATATCGCGGATACCTACGTTGGAGTCCTACATTTGGATGGAACTTTAATATCCACCATCAAGACAGTCTACGATGGAAATGGAAACACATCAGCGTTATCCCTAGGACTCCTAAACTCGGGAGGAGCCATAACTGGTCCCTTTGATGTTAGCGGGTTACTGACCGCATCTTCTCTAAAATACCCAATTTCCGATGGCAATCCCAACACCATCATATCCTCTGATGGAAATAAAACGCTATCTCTTAAGAGTTTGGCGGATATTATGGACGCAGAGGGATATCTACTTACAGACGGGGTTTATTATAACCCCACTGTAACTGTTGAAGCGGGTATTATCCGAAATCTTGGAAGCGGAGCAGGTTCAAAGGGAATAAAGACCTTTACTTCCGATGGAACCTTCACAATTCCCACTGGAGTCACTTCAGTCAAGGTTACGGCAACTGGTGGTGGAGCAAGCGGTCCCCATTACGCCGGAAACGCAGGAGCAACCGTAATCGCATATCTAACTGTTCCTCTAGGAGCGACCACTACTTTCTATAGAGTTAAAGTCGGTACAGCAGGAGTAGCTTCAGGTTCAATCGCCAGTGTAGGGGGTGGAGCAACCCAAGTACAAGCGGTAATCAATGGTATTGATACCGCATTGATCGTCGCAAACGGTGGTTCTGGTATCGCCGCATCCGCCGCAACTCAAGTATCATACCCATCCGCCGCGTCTGGATCTATAACCGCAGACGGGTTGTCTTATACAGGCGACAGTTATATTCTTGTTCCCGGTGGACTATCCAACATCGACACCAGCGGAAATACGATCTCCGGTGGTGAAGAATCCGTTGGAGCATCTTCCATATGGGGAACCGGACCAGCTTATGGGGGTGGACAAAGCCGCCACGGACAAACAAGCGGTTCGCAAAACTATAATACTTCTGCTGGTTCCGGAGTAGTCGTATTCGAATGGTAAATCATACATATTATGCCCACTATTAAACTCTCAAAAATAAAAGTACGTAGAGGTACCGATGCTCAACGTAGACAAACCGTGTTTGACCAAGGCGAGTTGGTTCATACCGTAGACACGGGAAGGCTATTCGTAGGAACCGGGACTCTTAGCGGAGGAATAACAGCGGGAAACAAGATACATAAGATTACGTCTTATGCTTCCTTGAGTAATCTAAACGCGGAGGTCGGAGACATGGCTCGATTTGGAACTATCTTATATCAATTGGTGGACCCGGACTACACCAACATAGCCAACTGGGAATCGTTGGAAATTTCCCTTACGATTGCGGCAAACTCTATTTCCGCGAGTCATATATCTCCAAACTCATTCTCAAACGGGCTATCATCCACGTCAAGCACGGTCCGACTTAATTATAATACCTCCCAATTCGCTCTTAGTAATGATAACCTTATAATCAAGCCAGCAGGGATCACCCAAGCAGAGATAAACGACGCTTCAACATTTAACGCTACTATTGGTCGAGTCAATAGTACGCTATTTGGAGTAGCATCCACGTTTTTCAAAACCGGGTTCGATGTATCATCATACCCGAATGACCTCTATACTACTGTAGCAGGAATAGGAGATACTTCCATGTGGTTAGACGGTCGTTTGTTAAAAAGTACCACTGATAACGGGGGTCTATCAAGCACGATACTACTACCAAAGATATCCTCTGATAGGTACGGAAGAGTTCAAAGTTTAGAACCAGCGATTTATAGTACTCTTATGAGTATATCCGACATCAATGATACTGATGTGACAGTAAACGGATTCCCGAACCAGACATTAAGCGCTTTGTCGTCCTTCTCCTACAAACCCACTGCCTTTGACCCATACACGGTCACAGTGGCCGTTTCCACCTTAACCGCTTTTGCGGTAAATGAAACTCCGGAGAATGAAGGCGATCTCCTAGTAGTAACCTTATCAGCCGCAGGGTTCATAACGTTTGAAGGAGGATTCTCATCTAAAACCGGACAACCGATAGCAAGATTCGCTATACCAATTTACAACTACTAATATATGGAAATTCTCCAAAACACCATTCTTAAATTGATAACTAGACAGGGTACAAACGTCGAAAGACAACAAATTGTCCCTGCTTCCGGCGAGCTAGCGTTCGCAAATGACATATCCCGACTGTTTGTCGGGACTATTGACGGGTTAAGCGGGGGTACTGTCGTTGGTAACAAGTTTTTGGGGATCGCTCCTAACGTAGAAACCACTTTCACCTCTCCTATTAGTGGAGATATGGCGTATGACACGGATAGAAAGGGATTATACGTATATAAAGGAGGGTTATCGACCTCCATATTAAACTGGCAAGCACTCCCAAGTCTAACATATGTGGGCAGTGATTATATCAACGTAAATAACACAACCACGACTGGAAACCTATCTCTCAATGCGTTATCTGCGGGTATTCTACACTCAAGTATAGTTAAAGCTCCGATAATTCTTGATGGAAGTACAAATCAGATAACATTATCTGCCAAAATTCCTTTTTCAACTGTCTCCACAAACACAGTCACAATATCCAGTGGGTTAAACGTGAAAGTAAACGGGTTATCCGCTGATA